GTGACCAGCTCCTTGAACACGATCCAAAATGCGAATTACGACCCGACCAGTTTACCGCAACGGATCGTAATTGCGAATTTCAGAGCGACCGCCCAGAAATACCCCTCTCTATATACCTACTTACAACCTTCTCTAAGAAGAAGATCAGTTAGTGAGTTATACATGAAGAGAGGCTATTGCCGAGAGCGAAACGGAACAGCCTCGCCGGTCCCCTCCCCGGACGCCCACCGATTCAGTGGCGCCCACAATCGCCACAATCGCCCCACAATAAACCTCAGGGAAACCACAATCGCCCCTCAGTAACCCACAATTGAGGGTTGGGGCGACTGAGAACTGAGGTATTGTGGGAACTGAGACAGAGAGATACTAAGGGAGCTGCGGGACGGGCGGTCGGCTATTTGCGACGCGAGACCTCAGTAATCTCTGAGGAGAAGACCTACAGAGAACCGAACCGCTGAAACGCGAGAGGCTCGCTCCCACAATCGCCCCAGAAGGAGCGACTGAGCTCGGAGCGAGCCTCCTGGCGGGTCAGTAGCGACCGGCTGCAGCTCCCTTCGGATCGTTCAGATCGTACGCGTAGGCGTTGCGGTCGGTGTCGAACAAGCCGAGCATCTCGAGGATTTCGGTGGTCGCGGCCTTCGCAGAGCACTCACCGACCATCCGGAGCGACACGTCTGCGACGAGCACAGCGGCGCTCCGCTCCTCCTCGGACCACGTTGCCGCCATCCGCTGCATCTCCGATCCGGTCGCCGGAGGGTAGTCCACCTTGCGATCGCCGGGGAGCGATCCCTTCGCTCGGCGAGAGGCGTAGTGGGTGCTGCAGTAGCCTCCACCCGCCTTCTGCACAGTCGCCGGGAACTTGGCCGGATCGCTGCCGTGAGGCCGCATCGGTCGCCCGCAGTCCGGGCACTTGGGCAGCTGCGACCAGACCTCGGCAACGTACTTCCGCCCGCCGAACTTCCGCGCAGTCTGCTCCGATGTGTCGACGCGCATGCCCTTGGCTCCCATCTCAGTGCTCCGACGCCGAGCGGAACCGCTGCGCACGGGGCAGGGCGATCCCGACCCCGTCGAGGATCACGTTGGCCTCGGCGCGGGTGATCGGATCGTTCGGACCGCCGATGACTGTGATCCCGATCGCTTCGCCGTCCGCAGCACCGAACGCGACGTGCTCCTGCTCCGCGTCCTCGACGATGTCCGTGGCGGCGTGCTGGTTCGCCGGGATCGGGTCGTAGCTGACGATGTGCTCGGCGATCAGCGATCCGTCGCTCCCTCGGACCTCAACCGTCTGCACCGAGTCCGGCTTCTCGCCGTGAGCCTTGGACATCTCGATGAGCTGCGCCATCAGAACGGGGTCGATCTGATCGAGGAATCCGGTGATGAACTCAGCCATCTGCTCGTACATCTTCTCGAACGCCTTGATGAGCGGCTGAACCGCCTCGATCAGCGCAGTGCCGATGGCCTCCAGCTCAGCCTTGTCCTCGGCGGTGAACTCCTCGCCCCGGTCGAGCTTCGCCTTCAGCGCGACGATCCGCTCGTAGCTGTCGGCCTTCGGGAATCGCTCCGCCTTCGCAGGCAGGTCGCGCTTCTTCCGGCCGTCCTTCAGCCACGCCGACGAACCACACGAGCACTCGAACGGACCCTGCCAGTACTCGCCGTCCTCGTCGTAGGGCGAGAACAGGACGTAGGCCTGGCCGTCGGGAGCGCGCATGATCGGCATGTTCTTGGGGTTGTCCCAGGTGTGCACATGCGCCGGTTCGGCGATGCCCTTGCAGAAGAACTTCTCCTCCTTGTCGGTGGGGTTGTTCGTCCAGACGTGCTGCGGATGCGGGAGGACGTAGGTGCACGCCTTCAGCGGCTTCTTGTGAGCCATCACAGCTCCTCGTCTTCCTCGTCGAGACCGAAGTCCTCGTCGTCATCCTCGACGTCACGCGGACGGCGGGTCGGAGCGGGACGGACAGGAGATTCCTCCTTCGGCTCGAGAGACCTCTGAAGCGTGCGCTCGGCGTCGTTCAGCTGGTTCAGCTCGACCTGCAGCTTGGCGTGGTGCTGCGCCTGACGGTCGCGACCGACGGTGGCGTTCTCGAGAGCGGTCTGAGCCTTGCGCACCTCGGTGTCAAGGTGGCGCAGCTTCTCGCGCGACTCTTCGATCTTCTCGTTCTGGGTGTACTTCGCCTGGGCGATCGCGAGGAGCGCCGGGTTATCGATGGTGGGCATTACTTCTCCTTGTTCCAGCCCGCGCGCCAGCCCTTGCTCGCCTCGCGGATGAGTGTGATGAGACCGGCCAGGCCGATCCACATGAAGTAGATCACGACGGCCGCAACGACGAGGCCGAGGATGATCAGGAGGATGATCATCTCGAGTTCACCTCCTTCCGATGCGCCAGGAGCGCCGCCGCGATCGTGGTGACGGGCGGGTGCTCCTCGTCGAAGATCACGTCTACGTCCGACTCGGGGTCGTCGGCCTGAGCCTTGAACCCGTCGAGCATCTTGGCGACTGCGAGGAGCAGCGCCTCCGGCATCTGGCGCACCCAACCCTGGGACTCGAACTCGCCCCACGGCTCGTCCATGCGCTCGACCTGCGCAGTGAGCGGGGTCAGGCTGAGATGCATCATGCCGGTCTCGAACCGGCTCATGATGGCGTGGATGTCGGGAGCGCCGGTTCCGATCTTGAGCGGGTGCTCGGCGATGATGTGGATGTTGTACTTGGTACCGGTCTTGTCACCGGTGATGTCGAAGGTGTGAGTGGGCATTCTAGTACTCCTTGGGGATCATGAGCTGGTCTACGGCGTCGACGCCACAGAGGCAGAACCAGGTCCGGTGCCAGTGATCTCCGTGATCTTCCCGGCGACCTTCTCGGAGGTCAGCTCCACAGTTTGGACAATGCATAGGGCAACCCTACTGTTGAAATGAGAATTTCGCTACCGGCGCGACGGAAGCATCCGGCGGAAGGGCAGATGCTCGGCGACGACCTTGCTCATCGGCCCCGACCGAGCGGCCGAGTCGATCATCAGGAAGCCACCGGGCATCCGCCAGTAGAGACCGCCGTCGCTCTTGGCCTCAAGGAGCCAGATGCCGCGATCCTTCGAGGACATGTACGCTCCCGGCTTGGTGGGCAAGGTCTTCAGCAGAGGCATGAGCCATCCACCGCCTTCTCCATGAAGCAAGTCGGGCACACGTCCTTCGGCTTGGGCGGCGGGCACTCGACGTGCTCCCAGCTGCGACGACCGTCCGGACGGGTGATCGGGTCGCCCACCTTGATGCCCTCGTCGCAGTTGGGGCACGCCGTCCGCTTGGTCGCCGAGACGCTCACGACTCCGCTCCCCACCGGCTCAGCTGGGCGAGCCAGCGGACGGGGTCGGGGTTGCGACGGATGCCGCAGCGGCTGCAGCGCTCAGCTACAGGCGAGAACGCGAACCAACCCCTCCCGCCCCATCGGTAGCGCACCAACCATCGCCAGCGGTGGCCTCGCCACACGCACAAGAACCACTGGGCCAGATCGAACTCCGGTGACTTGCTCACCTGACCCAGCGTGACCTCGTCGTTGACGAGCGCCTGTTCGAACTCGACGCTGTCTCGGCGAGCATCCACGAAAGGCTCAACCTTCTCGCCGTAGCACTGAACCCGCCACGGACCGAGGCGCGGGTCATCGGCGTTCTTGCCGTGGCGCACCTTGATCCATGTGTGCGGCTCGTGTTCCTCAGGGCGATCGCAACGCCATATCTCCAGAGCCATCACTCCCACTCCTCTGGCGTCTTGGGGTTGAGCGGCGAACTCGGCCAGCTCTGCCGGCCGCAGCCACGGCAGACGTCCGGTCCGTAGCTCTTGGGCTCGATGTCGTGCCAGACGACCCCGGTGAACTCGGCGTTGAACCCGGCCAGCACCGGATGCGGTGTCTCGTTCTCGAGCTTGACCGCGACACAGTCGATGCCGAAGTAGACGCGCGTCTTGGTCTTGGCGTCCGCCAGGATCACCTCCCGGTTCGAGCCGTAGAGCTTGCCCTTCAGCGCCTTGGTCATGCGAACCAGCCCTCCTCATAGCCGTGCGCCGCCCGGAACGCCGCCATCGGATCGCGATGCGCCTTGAGGCGGCGGATCCAGAGGAGGCAGTGGCGCTTGGCATCGTTGATGTGATCAGGACCCGGCGTGTACATGCGCAGAGCCTTGAGCCGCTCGTTGGTGAAGGCGTTGATCGCGTCCGACGGCGACTGCGTGAACAGCGGGACGCCGATCGGTTCGCCCTTCTTCCAGTTGAGCGGACGCGTGCAGGACATCTGCTGTTGGATGCCTGAGCGGATGCGGATGGGCGCGACGAAGTCCTCGCTGCTGTTCGCCTGGAGAACCTTGAAGCTCTCGCAGCCGGCAGCCAGACCGATCTCCTCGTCGAGCTTCTCGCGGAGCTTCAAGTACGTCCCGATCTGGCCTGTCGGCCCGTACTCCTCGCCGTGCAGGAACATCTCGCTGTACGCCAGAACGACCTTGGCCGTCTTCAGGTCGTCGACCAGCAGAGCCTTCGGGTCGAACCAGATGACCGCGACACCGGAGACGACGCCAGGGTCGATCCACAGCACTCGCGGCCACCAGAGATACTCGTCCTCGTTGTTCCTGTTCCATCGACCTTCCTGGTCGAGAACCGTGATCTTAGGCATAGGCGTCTTCGCATTCCGACGAGCGCGGTGCCGCAGGACCCACGGCCTCGTCTCGGGGTCGGAGAAGCGCCTGGCCATCACGCCTCTTCATCCAGGATCACCGACGTGATCTTGTCGACGGTCTCGGACAGAATGGCCTGAACGCGCTCGTCGGGGAAGGTGTGCTCCGGGGTTGCTCGGATCGCCGCCGTCTCCTCGCGGGTCAGGCGCAGGGTGTCGTAGACGCCCACGATCACCTTGTCCTGATCCTCGAGAAGCTCGATGAGGCGATCCTTGGTCATGCGCTTATACGGCTGGGAGTCGGTCTTCATGATCGATCCCTTGACCAGAGCCATGATGCCCGTGATCTTGACCACGACGTTGTCGATGATGGCCTTCTGAGCGAGGTTCGCGGCCTGGGCTTCTACCGCAGCCACGACCTTCTTGGGGAGCCGATCCTGCGGCCGACCGGCGCTCATCGGGTCACCTCGTGGCCGAGCTTCTCAGCGACCCGGATCAGCAGGTCGTCCAGGGAGGGCATCACACCCTGGGCGTTGCCTTCGGCGGCGACGCCGTCTGCGATGGCGCGGAGAGCGGAGAACTTGACCGAGCTTCCGATCTTGGCCCGCTCTGCCGCAGCAGCCTCGGCTCCGATCGCCTCGATCTCCTCCTGCGAGTAGCGCCGGGGAACGGTCGGCGAGACGTACTGCACGCCGCGCTCGAACTCCGCGTCCTTGAGCGACTGAAGCTCCTCGTCGGAGATGGTCCAGGTGCCCGCGCTCCGCTGAGGTGTCGGATCGAAGGTGTGCTCCTTCTCCGGCTCGCCAGAGTCCACAGCCGGTCGGATGAGCGGCGGGTCTGCGGCGTCCAGGACGGGATCGGTCGGCTCGTCCCATCCTTCCAGGTCGTCAGGCTCGGAACCGGCGTCCTCCTTGATCTCGGTCTCGATGTCGCCGACCTTCATCTCCTGGAAGAAGGTCTCGATGTCTCCGCTCACGTAGCGCAGCTGAGCCTCCTGGATGGCGGACTCCCAGCCCGACTTGAAGAAGGTCGAGTTCATCTCGTCACGCTCGGTCTCCTTCTCCTCGCGCTCCATGCGGGCGTAGTGCTCGCCCATGTAGATGCGCTCGCCCGGCGTCTCCTGGGAGATCGTGATGTCTCCGTCCGGGCTGATGTTCAGGGTGATCATGCTACATCCTTTCCGTGATGTGCTCGTCGGTCGTGAACGACCATTTCACCACGCCTGGTTCGGAGCCGATCCCCGGCCAGACGTGCTGGTATTGCTTCTTGTCGATCTCTGCGATCGTCGCGAAGGCGGTGAGTGAGATGCTGAAGGCACCCCAGGCCTGTTCGGCGCGCTGAAGCGGGAACCGCTCTCGGTAGCGCTCGTTGTCCCATGAGTGGGCGGTGTTGTGAAGGATCGGGGTCCGGCTGGGCGACTCGAACGGCGACAGCTCCTCCTCTTCCTCCAGGTCCTCGAAGCCGATGATGGTCTGCGCAGCACCAGTGGCCGGGAACAGAACGCCCAGCTCGAACCAGTGCTGCTCGCCGTCCCAGATCGCGCTGAGCTTCTCGGCGTACTCGGTCTCGGCCATCACTCGTCCTCCACCATTGCGTCGTAGGTCACCTTGACGAAGTGACCGGTCTCTCGGGTGTGCTCGTCCTTGGCCTGAGGGCTGTTCCCTCCGGACGGGCACTGGGTGCACTCCCACCACATCAGCCGAAGCTCCGGACGACCTCGGCTGCCCACGCCCAGAGGATGACGACGAACGGCGTTACGATGGCCAGAGCCACGATGCCGACGACCCACTTGCCCACCGGGCCCAGCTCCTGCTTCTTCGGCGCTTCTGCCTCAGGCGTAGCGTCTGCCTGTGAGCCTTCCTCCTGCCGGTCGCACCAGACGACGACACCCTGACCGGGCACATGCGTCCTGGTTCCGTCTGGCATCACCCTCCAGTAGTGGGGATGGTGCGGCGTGAAGCTTTGTCCACAGTCCTTGATCTCGGGCAGACCGCCGTGGTAGGCGGCGTCGTGCTTCTCGTTGGCGCCCATCAGAACAGCCTCCTTGCGTCTTCCTCGGCGTCCACCTCGGTTGCGATGAACGGCTTGCGGGCGAGGATGCGGATGTCGACGACCGCCCATCTGTCGTCGCCTTCGACCACGGTCACCGACGCCTTGCTGTCGCCGGCAGTCAGATCTGCGAAGTCGAAGCGGGTCGGAACGCCTTCCCGCGTCACCAGCTCGAAGGTGAGCCGGGTGAGGTCCTTGTATCGAGTGACGCCGATCTTCTCAGTGATGCCCTCGGCGCTGGCGAAGAACGTGACACCCTCGCACCAGTGGTACTCGCGGGTGCCGATCTCGTCGTGCCAGCTCTGCTTCACCACGTGAGACCACTCGTGCGGCTCGTGGTGGTTGCGGTTGTTGCACTGCCTGGTGTCGGCCATCAGCTCTTCTCCGGGATGACGTTGATCTTGGCGAGCGTCGCGTCGGTGCGATCGCAGTAGATGAAGACCTCGCCCCGGCCGGAGCCGTCTTCGGGGTTGTCCGGGAACTTCACCAGACCGCAGTACATGCCGTGCTTCGCGTACTTCGAGAACGCCTTCTCGACTGCGCTCAGAATCGGCTCGGTCGTGTGAAGGTCGTTGGGTACCAGGTCGACAACAACGTCGGGCACCTGCCGGGACTTCGCCACTCGACCCTTCTCGGGCGACAGACGAACTCGGACGCTTGCTTCGGTCACTTCTTCTCCTTGCTGGTGATGGCGGTGTGGATGGCCGCGAGCGCCAGACCGGCGACCGCGATGATGAGTCCGAGCAGCCACTGGCCGTTGTAGGCGATGGGGCTGGTGAGGCCGATGGCCGCTCCTGCGATGATCAGCAGGATGCCGATAAGGGTCATTCCGGGGTCCTTTCCCGAGGGAGGCCGACCTTCGGCCTCCCCACAACTTTACCGGTGAAATGCGGATTTCGCTACGACTCGCCGGTAATTCTCAATTTCCCTCAGTGATCTCGGGCGACCGAGGCAGGTCGGGCTGGCGGAGACGCCAGGTGTACCGGATGAACGACCCGTCGGGCGACTTCTCAACGCCCATGTGCAGGAATCCTGCGCGGGTGAGGACGCGGAGGCGGCGCTCGGCCTCGTCCTGCGAGACGCCCATAAGCTCCGAGAAGCCAACCTTGCCCCACTCGTTGTCGGTCACCGACGCGAGGTCGCGGCAGACCTCCATGCCCTTGCTGAACCAGATGTCGTCGTTCACCGGCTTGGGCTTCTGGTTGTACGGGAGCGGACGCTGTGCGTGCTTCGCCTGGGCGGCGAAGAACTCCTGACGGCCGACCATCAGCGGTTGCCGTACTTCTTGACAGACGCCAGGCGGAGCTGGTCGCGCAGCTCACCACGCTTCGCGTTGAGCTCCTCGATCTTGGCGTAGAGCTCGCTGAGCTCCTGCTCAACAGCCATGAACTCGGTGTTGAGCTCGGCGTAGGTCTTCGTGGTGTTCATGAGAGGTCCTTTCCCTCGTTCGGTAGCCCTACTCTACTCCAAGTATGCAGACTTCGCTACTCCGGAATGAGAATTTCTTCTTAGTTCCTCGGCACCATGGCGATGCGCAGAACGTTGCCGCTGATCGGAAGGGCTGCGATGGACCCGAACGCATCGTCGGTGCGGATCTCGAGGCTCTTCTCGCGTCCGTCGAATCCGACCGTGAACCGGGCGGTGTCGTGGTCGCCGTAACGGAAGTAGACGTGGTCGTGCCGACCGTCGGGCAGGAAGGTCTTGGTGTCGTCGTCCCAGCCGCCGCCGATCCAGATGCGTGTGGGCTCGTTGCCGGCCTTCTCGCGCTCTGCGGCGAGCTTTCGCTCCAGACGGGCAATCTCCTGATCCTTGGCCCGCAGGTCCTGACGTGCCACGCGAAGCTCTGCCTTGAGCTTGCTCTCCGGAGGAGCCTCCTCAGCAACGCGCTGGTCGTACTCGGCGTTGATCGCCTTGAGCTCCTTCTTCTCGATCTCGATGATCTCAACGTTGCTCACCGAGTAAGTGCTGTCGCTGCGGCCGCCGATGCCGGAGATGTCGGCGTCCTGAGCGCCTTGCTCAAGAGCGTCCATGATCTTCTCGGACTGCTCGTCGCGGCTGGCGTGAAGTCCCTCGTCCCGCTCGGTGTCGACGGTGACGAGGTAGGTGAACTGGCTCATGTCGCCCTCCTTGGGCTGGGGAGGGAGGCCGGAGCCTCCCTCCAGGGTTGTTAGTTGGTGGGCTTCTTGTGCTTGCGGATCGCGCCGGTCTGCGTGACCGTCTGGCGGGTGTCGCAGACCGAGCAGAACCCGGCCTTGCCGTAGTAGCTGCGCTCGCGCCCCGTGAGGTGCTCGCGGTTATAGCCCTTGCCCGATCCGGGGCAGACGCTGTCATCAACCTTCGGGGTGGTCAGCTCAACCGGAGCCGACGGGAAGCAGATGGTGCAGAGGGTCGCACCGTGCTCGGCGACGGCCTCGGCCTCGGTCAGACCGGACACGTTCGGCAGCCAGCCGACGCGGGTGGTCGGACGGAACGAGGAGCAGTGCTGGGAGTTGTGGATGTGCTGAACCAGGAAGAATCGGTTCCAGCCCTCGTAGTTGGCCTTGTCGTAGGCGATGGCAGCAGCCTTCAGCGGAGCGGCCTCCTCGCGGATCGCAGCGATGCGCTTCTCGTCGGCAGCGATCTCGTCGCGAACCTGGGACGCGCGGATCTGAAGGTCGAGACGGATGTACCGGGCCATGCTCTTCTCGGCCGACTCAATGCGGTTGCGGATCGGGCGGATCTGGTCGTTGACCTTGTGGAACTCGCTCCACAGGCGAGCAACCTCGGTGTCAACCTCGCGAGCCTTGGCGATCTCGGCGGTGCGGTTCGTGTTCATGATCGGGGTCCTTTCCCTCCGGGCATCTCCCGGTAAGAACAACTATACTCAATCATGCAGAGTTTCGCTACCCCAAATTGAGAATTTATTTTGGACCAGCCGGAGAGGAGCGATTTGGGGAAGCGCTCTCAGACGCGGGGGACGTCTACTCTCCGGCTGGCCGTCTGTCACCCGAGCTCACCTCGGGTCGCTCCGGCCTCGGTGTGTCCGGCCTTCCGGCTCAAGTCTACCGAGTTGGCTGCGGCTTCGCCCCGGCGACGGGCACCCATGTCTGCGCGCGGGCCACGCTGCAGGTCGCGCCAGTACTTCTCGTCCTGGCGACGCTTGGCCCGCTCCTCCTTCTCTAGGAACGCATCGCGCTGCTTCGGCGTCATCGCGTCCAGCATGGCCTGGCGCTCGGCGTCCTCACGCTGCTGGCGCTCGTACTCGGCCTGGCGTCGCGCGGCTGCTGCCTCAGGCGAGAGGTCGGGGAACATGTCCCACATGGCCTCCTTGGCCTCCTCGCGCATGTCGCGGATGGCGAGGGCGGCACCCGGGATGGTGTCCATCTCAGCCTCGTTCTCCTCCTTCATCTTCAGGAAGCGCTGCGCCATGCGGGCGCTGAAGGCGTCGGCGTAGGTCCGGCGGTAGGCGCGGTGGCTCTGCGTGGTCACCGGGCTGTCGTCCCCGATGTTCGCAGCCCAGCGCTTGTACGCCGCGATCAGGATGCCACCGAGCTTCTCGGTCGGAGCCTCCCAGCTGCCCCAGGCCACGGTTCCCTCGTGGTCCTCGTCCTCGACCTGGACGTTGCGGAACTCGCTCCGGTCCCAGGCGTACAACGGCTCCCAGACCGGCTCGGTGTTCGGGTCCTCCGGGAACTCGCTGACGTTGTTGATCCGACCGCGCGTCTTGACCCACTTGCGCGCGTCCCGGCCACCGGCCTTGACCGAGACCTCGTTGATCGCCGCCCAGGAGTAGCCAGCAACCTTGAAGTTGTAGACGTTCTCGTCGTAGCTGAGCGCCTCCTGCCACTTGGGCTCGATCTTCATCAGGAACTGCAGCTTGATCATGTTGAACAGCATCTCGACCCAGGCTACGTCCTCGTCTGCGCCGAACAGGACGGCAGAGCCACTCGTGAGGAAGGCGACCGAGACCCGGTTCGCGTCCGCAGCATAGTGCAGGACGGTCCGAAGGGTGCTGCTGAATCCGGAGCCAGCGCCCACGACGATCTGCTTGTTGACCAGCGCGCGGCGCTCCCCGACGGTCTGGTGCTGGCGAAGCATCGCTTCCTCGATAGCGTGCTTCGCGATCAGCTTGTTGGCCTGGAGGAGAGCAATCTCTGCCTCCGGTGCCGGAGTGTTGGGGTGCTCGGCGAGAGCCAGGAGCTTGGCGACGCGGTCGAGAATCTTCTCGTCGGCGCTGGTGGTGTTGGTAGCCATGATGGGGTCCTTTCCCGTCGGTGAGGCTGTTGAAGAGAGTCTACTGGGTGACCGGCCGGAAAGCAAATGCGAATTTCCGGCCGGTCGTTTGCTCACTCGGAGCGCTTGGCGATTGCCTCGTCGATCTCGGCGATTCGGTCCTCGGCGGGGATGTGGCTCTGGTCGTAGTAGACCGCGTCACCCTCGAGCTCAGCCCACCACTCGAACGAGAGCTTGCCATCCTCCCAGATCGCCATCTCGTACCAGACCTCGTTCTCAAACTCGACCCTGTTGCCCTCGTAGGCGATGGCCGCCTCACGATCGCCCTTGGCCGCGTTGATCAGTTCCTGGAGATTCATCATTTCGGGGTCCTTTCCCTTGTCGTAGAACCTACTATACTCCAAGGTTGGAGATTTCGCTACTCCGCATAAAGAAGCCGGGGAGCCGACCCTTGGTAATCGACTCCCCGGCGTCTCAGCGGGTTACTCGGGGTTGCCCGAGCGAACCACGCCGCCCTGGTTCCGGCGGTAGATGCCGAAGAGCCAGAGGGCCAGGCCGCCCAGTGCGAGCGACGTTCCGCCCAGCACCCACGGGAGCGGGCTGTCCGCACCGGTCTGTGCCAGGGTCTCGGCGTCGTTCTGCGTGGTTGCGGCGCGCAGAGTGGTGCCGTTGCCCTCGGTCGGCGCGTTCGGCGTCTCGGTGGGCGTCTCCGGCTCCTCGCTCGGGGTCTCCGGCTCCTCCGGCGTCACGACCGGGCAGTCCAGCTCCGCGATGTCGGCCTCGGTCACGATGTACACGTCGTTCTCGTTGACGACCTCGGTCGTGGTCTCGACCTTGCCCGTCTCGGTGTTCAGCGTGTGCTCGGTGAAGGTGACCTCGCGGGTGATGGTGATCTCGTCGCCGACCTCGTTCTCGCAGGTGATGATCGGGGTCGACCACTCGCCGTCCTCACGGGTGTTCTCCGGAACCGGCACGTAGCACGGAGCCTCGGGGTCGGTGCCCTGGTAGCCGGTCGCCGGGAGAACGGTCAGCGTCTGCTTGGTCTCACCGGAGACCTTGGTACCGTACGGGAACGCCGGGTCGAATCCGGGACCGACCTTCTGGATGGTGGCGACGTAGGTGCCGGCACCGGTGAAGGACTTGTCGAGGTAGACGCGGTAGCCCTGGCCGGGGAACTCGTAGCCGTTCGGGTTCTGAGCGGCGGGGTTGCCCAGGAACGGGAGCGATCCGTCTGCGTCGCAGGTCGGCGGCAGAACCGTCAGCGTCGGAGCGACGACCGGAGTCGGCGGGCACGCCGTGGTCTTGCCGGTGAACGTCTTGGTTCCGACACCGGTGTACCCGACGACCTCGACCTTGTACGAGTGGTTCTTCGTGCCGTCGATGGCGACGCTGTTGGAGTAGCTCGTGCCGAACTCCTCGTCCAGAACCTCCTCGCCGTCCACGATGACCGTCACCGTGTTGGGCGTGGCGTCCGCAGCGACGTAGTCCGGATTCTCGACCGTCTTGGTCGGCTCACCGACTGCCGGCACGGCGGGGACGGCCGGAACGTAGGCCGGGTTCGCGACCTCGATCTGCGGCTCTCCCACGGCGGGCACAGCGGGCTGGTACGGCGTGATGACCGGCTGCGGACCGTAGACGGCGGGCGAGTACGGAACGTCGACGACGATGCGCTGGTTGCCGGTGGCGTACCAACCGAAGCCGGGGTTCCAGTCGTCGCTCTTGACCCACTTGAGCTTGCCGGTGACCCACTGCTTGTACTCGTTCTCGGTGTGCGAGACCTCGAGCTGTTCGGCCTTGATCAGCGGCGGGTCGCCGAGAACCTCGGGCACCTCCGGGATGGCGGGCACGTAGTCCGGGTTCGGGACGAGGATGGTCGGCGTGCCCTGCGCGGGAACGCCGGGGACCTCGGGGACGTAGTCGGGGTTGGCGATCTCGATGGTCGGCGTTCCGGACTCGGGCTTGACCTCGTAGTTGGTGAGGTTGATGTCGATCGCGGAACAGGTCGCGCTGACCGACGGCGTGTGAGCCGAGGCCGGCAATGCGGTGCCGACAGCGAGACCTCCTCCCACGACGAGAGCGGTCGCGGCGGTGGCGACCAGACGGCGGATGTTCATGCTTATTCTTGCCTTTCCTGTAGGGGTCCTGTCCCGGGTTTCGGGGAGGCACGTTGCCCAGTTTACGGGTGAAATGCGAATTTCGCTACTGTTTCTTGAAACTTTCTTGCAAGAACTTCAGTCAGGGTCGATCACCCACATGTTGTCGATGTGGATCGTCTTGCCGAGGAACGGGTACTTGAACACCGACGCGAGGACGTAGTCGTGGCCGATCTTCGCATCCCAGATCATGGCCTTGAACTTCGGATAGATGCGCCGGTTCACCTTGACCGTCAGGGTGCCGGCAACGTCCTCGAGATACAGCGTGACCGAGTCCTTGAGGTGCGGGTCCTTGACGGTGCTCGGGTCAAGCTCGTCGCCGGTTCGGGAGCGGTGGTTCTCGAACATGTCCTGGAGGTTGCGGTTCTTGAGCCGACCAAGGATGACGCCGCGCCATCCCTCGATCGCCTCGTATGGCACCTCGTCGGCGTTCGTCGTGACCTGCGGGACACCGGGAATGTCATCGTTGTCGATCGCCTCCATGATCTCGTTCGTCGCGTTGACGATCGCCATGATGCCGAACGGGTCCTCGTTCTCCGCGAACGCCTTGATCTTCTCGACCGTCTTCGGACCGATGCCCTTGATCCCGCCGCGCGTGCTGCTCAGCTCCTCCCAGTGCTGGAAGCCGCCGATCTCCGCCTCACGCTCAACGATCTTCTCGGCCGTCTTCTCGCCGATTCCCGGAATCTGCATGTATCCAGCGCGAACGCCACCCTCAACCGGCGTCCACGTGACGCCGCTCTCGCCCAGCGCCGGAGGAAGCACCTTGTAGCTCCGGCCGAACCGCTTGTCCTGCATATCGCGCATGAGCACGACCTGCTTGTCGGCGTCGTCCGTCTTCTGAAGCTGAGCCGCGTAGAACTCCAGAGGGTGGTGAACCTTCAGCCACATCGCCCAGAAGCCGAGCATGCTGTAGCTCACGCAGTGTGCGATGTTGAACGAGTAGGTTCCGGCCGTAACGATGCGCTTCCACGTCGCCGCCGCCGTCTTCTCCGGGATGCCCTGGCTCACAGCTCCCTCGCGGAACTGCTCCCAGAACTCGTTCGCCGCTGCCTCGCCGAGCTTGGACGAGATGACCTTACGAATGCGACCCATGTCGGCGTAGGGGAACTGACCCATCTCACGACAGATCTGGAGGATCTGCTCCTGGTAGATGATCTGCCCCTCGGTTGCCGCGCAGATGCGCGTCACGATCGGGTGAAGCTCCTCGCGCTCCTTCCGATTGAACCGGTATGCGATGTAGTCGCCGGTGCTGCCCGAGTGCAAAGGACCGGGTCGTGCCAGCGCGTTCACCGCAGCCAGGTCCATGAACACCTTCGGCTTCAGCTCTTGGGTCACCAGCTTCATGGTGCGACCCTCGAACTGGAAGATTCCCGTGACGTCTGCGCGCTCGAAGGCGGCGAGGGTCTCCGGATCGTCCATCGGGATGTCGTACAGCTGCTCAAGGCTCATCCCAAGCATGTCGAGCGCCTTGCGGATCATGCCCATGGTGCTGAGCCCAAGCGCGTCCAGCTTCATGAGACCGAGGTGCTCGCCGTCGTACTTGTCCACCGACAGCACGCGCACGCTCTTCTCGGTCGCACCGGAGCCGACCTTCTTGGTGTACGACGCGACGTAGTTGTCCAGGGCATCGTTACCGATCACGAGCCCAGCCGCGTGCACGCCGAAGGACTTGTAGTTACCCTCCAGCTCGATGCTGCGGTACAGATCGGGGAACTCGTCGAAGACCTCCTTCACCTGCGGGAACATCTCAACCGTGTCACCGATGGAGGCGTCCTGCCGCGAGTCACCGCCCGATCGCTCGACCAGGAACTCCTTCGCGGTCTCAACCCGGTACTTGGGGATCGAGTAGACGCGTGCCACATCGTCGATGGCGTTCTTGCCCCGGTAGCGGGTGAAGGTTCCGATGTTGCCGACGCGGTCGATGCCGTACTTCCGGATCATGATCTGCCGCACCTCATCGCGCCGGTCGTCCTCAAAGTCGAGGTCGATGTCGGGCACGTCGTTGCGGTTGATATCGATGAACCGTTCGAACAGCATGAGCGGGTACTCAAGCGGGTTCACCTCGGTGATCCGCCAGAGGAAGCAGCAGAGCGAGGCGGCTGCGGAACCACGGGCGGGTCCGACCGCAACACCCATGTCCTTCGCCTGTCGCACCACGTCGCCCAGCACCGCGAAGTAGTCCAGGAAGTCCTTCTTGTCCATCAGGTCGAACTCGTAGTTCACCCGATCGATGTAGTCCTGGCGCGTCGGGTGGTTCGGGTCCTTCCGGCGGAACTCCTTGATGCGCTTGTCCATCTCACGGTACTTCCAGCCCTCGTTGAGCCAGTGCCGCAGGATGGTTCGGGTGTCAACCGGGGTTGCAGTATCGGTCATTTGCATTCCAATCCGTTCATCGCGCGGAGGCAGACCGGCGAGACGTGCGACGCCGTCTCACCGCAGCCGGGGCAGACGTGTCCGCCGGTGTCGCATCGCCAGCAGTCTGGGTCGAACCAGAGCTCTGGGTCTTGCGGGGCCAGGGCTTCAGATCGTCCGTCGTACCAGGGTATCGAATCCGGTCCATCTTGGGTAGCTCGACGTTGCATCGTGACGCGATCTCCTCCGTGTTGACGATTGCCGACATGGCCTCCTTCTTCGTGAGGCCGGTCGCAACCAGGTCGTCCAAGATCTGCTTGTCCGACTCAGGGTAGGTCAGGAGGATGTCGTACTCCCAGCCAGCCTCCGCCGCCGCGACGGTGCCGGTGTTGCGTCCGGCGGCGTGAAGGATCTTCTGCATCTCGTTCTCGCTCGGATGCGGATAGTGGACGTCCGAGGAAGCCGCGAGCGGGATGCCATACTCCGCAGACCAGAGCGCGTACTGCTGGTTGAGGATGCGGGAGCGCTCCAGACCTGGGAAGCGCTGACACTCCAGGTAGTAGCGGTCTCCGAGGAGTCGCTTGTACCCGAGCATGACCTTGACGGCGGCGTCGTAGTTGCCTTCTTCAATGCCCTTGCCTCCCAGCAGTGTGCACGCAAGGTGCGAGTCTGCGCAACCCGAGAGGGCGATGATGCCCTTGTTGTGGTCGCGGAATGAATCTCCAAGGACGGTTGGCCAGCGGTAGAAGTCCCGCTCCCAGCTGGTCGTGACCATGGAGTAGAGGTTGTTGAGCCCGACGAGATCGGTGGCCAGCATGGTCATGTGCCACTTGCGAGTGTTGCCGTCCTCGCGCATTGTCATCGGCGCGGTGTACGCCTCCAGCCCGAAGATCGGCTTGATGCCGTGCTTCTTCGCGGCCTGTTCGAGCTTCACGTGTGAGGAGACGTTGCCGTGCTCGGTGAGAGCCAGCGCCTTCATGCCCAGCTCAGCCACCCGCTCCACGTGCGCTTCGGGCAAGCCGAAGCCGTCCATGTAGCTGTATGTGCTGTGCGAGTGCAGGCTTACATATCTCATTTCCTTTGGCACGAGCATTCCACCCACTCTCCGTCGTAGTCTTCGTAGCCACCTGCGCCTACGCACAGATGGCAGCTTGCGGCCGGACCGAGCGCATCCGCGATCTCCTCCGGCGTGTGTTCATGATCGTTGTCCGGATGACCGCAGCAGTAGCTGCCCGGACCGCAGCAGGAGCCGACGCAACAAGTCGGTCCTGGCGTCGGCTCCCACTCATCCATCAGAGGCTCGTGTGGTCTTCGTGCGGGTACTGAGGGCTTGCCTTGGACATGTCGTACCCCTGCCGCTCGAAGTAGCGCCAGGCGTCCGCCCAGGACACGCTCTGCTTCTCAGCGTGCCGAGCGATCTCGTCGTCGTTGGCGTAGCGTGTGGGGTCGGCGGCGTTCTCATGGCGCAGATCAGGCGTAGCCCGCGCCACGACCTCCTGTCGCCCGCGCCAGTCCGGGAGCGCCGCCTCGGCCTTGATCCTCCGCTCGAGAGCGCGCAGCTGAAGCGCGAGGAAGCAGTGGCCGATCATGTCTCGAAGGATCTCATCCACCGACTCGGTCGTCAGCTGCGCCTCGTTGCCGTCCCACAGGCCGATCTTGAGCTTGCCGATCTTGCGCCAGATGTCTGCGAACTGACCGCGTGCACCGAGATAGGTGCCCGAAGACTGCTCGCCCGACCCGTACTCGGCGTTCTTCTTGATGAAGAGGTCGAGCATGTCCGGCAGGTGCTCGGCGAGGATGTCGTGGAGCTGGTCGCTCTCCGCCCCGTTGAACGAGATCAGAACGCCGTCCGCGAACTCGACGGAATCCTTGCCCTTGGTGTCGTCGCTGAACGGGTCGAAGATGACCTTGCCCCTGCCCAGCTCTCTCATCACGTGTGCCATGGTCATGCCTCCTTGGTTCCGAACAGCGGGAAGTTCTCCGGCCACCGCGCGTGTGCGTAGCTGCCGTCCTCCTGTCGACGAATGAGCTGTCCGCCCTCGTCGTTGGTCCAGTGCCAGCCTTCTCCCTCCGGCACACGAGCGCCGAAGATGTCGAACTCCTGGCCGCTCTTGAGGCGAGCGGAGTGCGGGTCGAGCAGCCACTCGTCCGGGTGAAGCGGCGGGATGCTGTGCTTCGGCGATCCCTCGAGCCACTGGCTGCTCGGAACGCCAGCCGCCGCGAACGCCTCCACGCGCTCTGCGATGCGAGACGGGCGGTCCATGCTCGCACCGAACGCGCGGCGTCCGAGCTTGAAGTCCGGCGGCAGGATGAGCTTGCTGATCTCACGCCACTGCCACAGCTGGCTGCGCGTCATGAGCGACTGCTTCGTGCCGTCCGGGAGCACCCGCGTCTGAACCGGACCGTACTGCTCGAGGTCGTCCAGCTGCCAGTACTCCTCGACCCGGTCCTCGTTCACCCACAGCTGGTAGGTGTTCGCCGCGCCGAAGTCGCGCATCGCCATGACCATGCCACGGACGATCTGCCGCCACTCGAACTGAGCCTGGTCCGAGACCCGCGCGCCCATCTGCTCGAGGAAGCCTCGGAGCTTGGTGTCGTACTGGATCTTGGTCTTGATGTTCGTCGGCAGGATGCCACGGGCGTCTTCGGCCGGCATGCCGTTGTTGATCATGTCGAGGTAGGCCTCGCCGATCAGACGTGCCGTGTCGTCCCAGCGCAGACGGTTCGCCTGGGGACCGCCCGCGTTCATGGTGCGCTCGCGAACCTCCTTGGTGATCATGTCCATCCACGTGAACAGCCCCGGCTCAACCGTGAGGCCGATCTCCTGGCGGCGGTTGATCTCCTGCGTGACCAGGGCTGCCAGCGAGAGCGTGCCGTCCAGCGACGGCGGCAGGGCAGTCGCCTTGGCCGGGTCGGTCTTGACGGCGAACCGCATCGACTCCTGCGTGTAGACGGCGGTGCGCTGTCGGACCATCTGGTGCGTGAGGCCGCGATGGATGCCCTCGATCACGAAATGCATGCTCACGAACTCGGTCGGAGCGGCCAGGATCGTCTTGGCCATCTCGACCAGACCCTGAACCCGCTCCTCGTCCGTGATGTCGCGGAGATCCGTGATCGTGCGTCCGGTGTATCCGAGCGCGCCCATGGCGATGATGCCCATGGGGTCGTGGGTTGCCGAGGGCATGTGGACGACGATCTCGTCGGTCTCCTCCTGCGCCTCGAACATGGACTTGTCAGCCCACTTCTGAAGTTCTGTGCTGGTCATCGTGCGTTCACTTTCTGAAGGTGTTCCAGAGTGTGGGTGTACCCCTCTTGTGAGAGGACACCCTTCTCCCAGCGTCCGTACCGACCTTCACGGAGGAACGTGGGGAAGCAGTCGCAAGTCGTGCTCAGAGGCTTCTCAACCTCGAACACCTTGCCTTGGTAGCCCTTGGGCTCACGGTCGTGCGGGAACTCGGTGTTCTCCCAGCCGTGGATGCGAGACTGGCGTACCCACCAGTCGTCCGGGTCGCCAGAGTAGACGACGACGTTGTCGAGCCAGGTGTCGCCGGGACCCTGGAACTCGCTCTGCTCGGCCTTGATGTAGTCGGTGGACCAGATGAAGGCGGACTCGAAGTGGTGGTTCGGTTCGCGACAGAGCAGCGGAGCCGGGATGGTCGAAACGACGAGGTCGTAGGTGTCATCCTCGATCACGTCCAGCATCCACGGGTTCGCAGCCAGATCGACGTCCTGGACGAACTTGCTGTAGCGGTTCCACGCCCGGTCGTAAGCCTCACGGATGTCCCAGGCCTGGAAGTAACCCTCCATGCCGTGGTTGAGCTTGCCAGGAACGTAGCTCGGGTCGCGATAGACCTTGTCGCGGTAACCGTCCACGGTTCCGCGCAGAATGGTCTTGACCTTGAACGGCTCGCCGGTCAGACCGGGAATCTCGTCCTGGAGGTACTGCGCGCCGTGCATGTGGCTCTTGCGGTTCTTCGAGAAGATGTCCGGCTCGATGCCCTGCTGCGCACACGCATGAGCGGCGAACATGCCCGCTGGCCCGCATCCGAGAATGGCTACTCTGGTCACTGGTCGATCCTTCCGGCGATCGATCGGGGGAGGACGCGCTCGCCGGATGCGAGCAGTCCCTTGTCGTACTTCGACAACTTGAGAACGTAGCCGCCGTCTTCGTCGACGATCGGCCAGAGGTACGGCATGCGCTGCGGAGTCCCACGCCATGAGTAGGACTCCGGCCACCGGCGCATCAGGTTGCTGCGGTGGGAGCGCAGGACATCGAGGTCCTCGAACCAGGGCGGCAGGACGAACGGGACCTCTTCGTGCCGCCTGAGCGCAACGAGGCTCTGGCTCAGCTGTAGCGCCCGATTGGTCGCGGAGACACCGTAGCGCACCAGCGTCGTGGCACAGGCCGCTACGTAGGCCGCGAGCGCCGCCTCGTAGCCCGCCCACATGCCGATCAGCGGGACAGGTGCCTTCATCTGGCCGTCGGTCGGCTCGCCGTACAGCATCTCGTTGAAGAGCGACGCTCCCTCGACGGTTGCGACGGCGAGCTGGTCAAGCTCAAGGGCTTCAGCCGAGTCGAAGAGCGACTTGTTCGGCATCCATGTCATCATGGGTTCGGGGTCCTTTCCCGGGGAGCCGCCCGGACCTTCCGGTGGCTCCCCGCTACTCTACCGTAAATTCTGATTTCCCGCTACGGCTTCCGGGTGTGGGCTCGGACGATGCGCTCGAGAGCGTCCTTCTTGCTCCGCGCCTCCCACTGGCGTCCGGTGTGGCGAGCACCTTCGGTGTAGCCCCAGCCCGGCGACTCCCAGCGGCTGTTGACGTACATGCGACCCGGCGTCCGGTCCTCACGGGTGAACATCCGGTACTCGAGGGTTCCGATGACCTCGTCGCCGAGGAGGACGTCCCAGGCCTTGCCGACAGTGATCATCTTCTTGTCGTAGGAGCGGCGACCGCTGTACTCGACCTCGCGACCGGCGTGGGTCTGAACGAGCTTGACCTCCGCCATCTGCTCGCCGAAGTAGTCATCGACCCGGACGAGCTTGGCAGCGGCGACGGCCTTGACGCGCTCGGCGTTAGCGTCCTCCTGGCGAAGCGCGAGGATCATCTGACGACGGTCGCGGATTTCGGACTTGTACTCTTCGATCTTGGCCTCAAGCGCGGTGATCTCCGAGTTGTACTCAACGATCTCGGCTTCGAGATTCTCAATCTTCTGGGTGTTCACTTCGGGGTCCTTTCCCTTGTTGATAAGACAAGCCTACTCGAAGGTTGCAACTTCCGCTACCCTCAAATGAGAATTTGTTGCGGGGCACCCGGCTCATGCGCGGACCGGGTGCCCCTGTCGGTCAGGCGAAGATGTCCTCCGCCCCGTTCCTGGTGAGCCAGATGAGCATGCTGTCGATGTCGTCCGAGGACCGCATCTTGGCGAGGAAGTTGCCCGCGCCGCTCGGGTTCACGTCGTAGGCGGTGATAACCTCGTTCTGGCCCTTGCGGTACAGGTCGAGGATGTTCGTGCCGTCAACGCCGTCGCGATCGGCCAGCATGATCATCAGCGCTTCATTGAGGCTCAGTCGTTCCATGTTCGGGGTCCTTTCCCTCGGGACCGGTCGTTCCGGCCTCCGTACGATCTACTATACTCGAGTATGCATACTTCCGCTACCCCGTGCCGAAGATTTCTTCGAGAGTCTGCGTGACCCGAAGGGCGGAGGGCTCACCCACGATCATGAGCCCTCCCGACGGCCAGCGGACGACCGGAGTGTCGTGGGTGCCGATGTCGTACACGACGCCGCCCTCTGGGTACTGCTTCATCAGCGCCTTGCCGACCCATCCGTCGCCGACATACTCGACGCGGTCGCCGATCCTCATGCGTGCTCTTCTTCCTCGAGCTCACGGATCGCCTTGATCAGCATCGGGTCCATGCCGATGTCTCCGCGCGACTTCAGCTTGATGACCTGCCACTTCAGAAGCTGCTGAACCACGACCTTGGCTTGGGCTTCCTCCATGCCACCGAAGTCCTTGAAGTCGCGCGTGCGGAAGGTTCCGCCGCCGACCATGCGCAGCGTGAGGAGCACCGTGTCCTTGTGCTCGCGCAGATAGTTGACGCACAGGCTGTACTTCTCCTTGGCGCGCTTCTGCTGCGTGAGGGCACGGGCGGAGGCTCGCGCATATCCCATGGCGTCCTCTTCGTAGATCATGTCCAGGAAGCGAACCGCATCACGGACGTGCTCTGCGTTCACCAGGAGCTTGCCACGCTTCGAGATGCTGAAGGTGCGAGCGGCGATGGCGGCTGCGATGCGCAGAAGCTTGAAGCGGACGTTCTCGGACTGGATGAGCGGCGGGTCGGACACATACCGCTCGCCCAGGTCAAGAGCCGACCTGATCGCTTCCTTGCCTGCCGCCTCGGAGATGATGACGTCGTTGCGGGTGAGCGACCATGCCCACTTCACGAGCGCCTCGCACTCCTCGCTGGTGTACTCGGGCTGGTGGAACTCCGTGAAGTTCGAGTTGATGACCTTGGCGTCAACGTCGCCCTTGGCCGTCGCCATCACGAAATCGAACCGAGCCACGTCCTCCGCGTGCGGCACGACGGTGCGGATCGCGCCCATGCCGCCCTGAGGGTTGTCCCGGATCATCGAGCCGTCGCCGGGGTTCATGATCCACGCGAGCCGCGTCCGGGCGGAGGTCTCCTCCGCGCTGATCTTGGTCACCTGCGCGATGCCAGAGGAGCGGACCGACGACATCTGCTCGATGACATCCTTCTCCTTCAGACCGGACACCTCGTCGAGGATGACCAGGCGGCGGTCGTTCATCGGGATGACACCCCAGGTCATGTGCCAGCGACCGTCGATCTGCTGAACGCCACCGACCAGACCCGGGAAGGACATGCCCTCGCAGGACTGAAGCACGCCGGAGCGGTAGTGCGTCACGAGACGGTTCCCGACCTCGGACTTGCCGGTTCGGGTGTCGCCGACGACCGCCATCTCGAGCCAGCCCTTCTGAACCAGCATGTCGCCGATCTTGAAGGACAGCACTGAGTGCCACACCAGGTCGTATGCGACGTGAAGCAGGTCGCGGCCGTAGATGTGCGTCACGTTGGCGCTCATGTCGCGGGCGATCTCGAGGCACTTGTCGAGCGGCGACTGACCGGCATCCGGCTGGAACTTGTGCAGCGCCTCGCGGATGTCGTCGGTCATCTTGAAGTTGTCGATGTCCATGTTGACCGGCTCGTTCACCCAGCCCATGAACCGGAGCTTGCCGGTCTTCGGGTCGGACACGTTCTTGCCGACCAGGCGCACCTTGCGGTTGACCGTACTGGCGTGCGTGCTGACCGAGAACGCCGTGCGACGAACCGGCTGCTGCGTCTCATCGTCGCGGCGGTCGTCAACCGACGGCTGCACCAGAAGCTCCTCGACGTGGTAGTTCTCATCGACCTCGAACTCAACCCGGTCGCCACAGCGGGCACCCGTGATCTCCTTGATGAGCTGCTTCCGGCGCTGCTCCGGCACATCGATGAAGCGGAACAGGTTCTCATCGTCCTCGCGGACTTCGATCTCCATCTGACCGTTGCGCGCGGCGACGGGGCAGAGGTTGCACGCGACACCCTTGCTCTGGTCGCAGGTGGCCGTGATGCGCTTCGGAGCGGTGTACGGCTCGGCCTGTTTCCCGGCGATGCTGACCGTGAGCTCGATGATCTTGCTCTGGTTCTCCTGGGACATGCTGTCGTTCAGCGTCGCGCGCTCGCCTGTCGTGGCCACCGGGGCGAGGCTCTTGACCCCACCCTTGTCCATCGCCTGGCCCATGAGCTCGTGGAACTCGCGACGGTCGTGACCTTCGAGATGGATGTAGTCGGTGATGTCCGCACCCTTCTTGAGAAGAGGCAGCTCGATGATGAAGACGTTCGCCGCGAAGCTCTGAAGCAGCGACTCCACCTTCTTCGCACCCTTGCGTCCGGCGTCGTCCACGTCGTAGCAGATCCAGACGTTCTTGTCCGTGAACAGCTGCGCCCACTGCGAGCGGAAGGTGGCAGCTCCGGCTGTGTGGGTGATGGCCGGCACGCCGATCTGGTTCAGCAGGATGCAGTCCGTCTCGCCCTCGGTGATGACGATGTCCTCGTTGTCGCGGAGGATGTCCGGACGGAAGATGGCTGCGGAACCATGGCCGGGAAGGTTCAGCATCTTGTCCGACGTTCCAGCGTTCATCTTGTACCGGCGGACGTTGACGAGCGTGCCGTCGGCGTCGCGAATCGGGATCGTGTAGCGCTGGCCGTCCCAGCCGATCTCCCAGTCCACGATCGTCTTGCGCTCGAAGCCTCGCTGGTCCATCAGCGCCTTCAGTGCCGACTTGTTGGCCATGAGCTTCTGCTGCCAGTCCTCGATCTTGTCGTCGGAAGGCAACGGCGGTCCGCTCTTGCTCGCCGGTCCTCCGTCAACGCCCAGTCGGCTGCGCACAGCGGCGGCGTACTCGGGATCGCGATGGCGACCAGCCATGGCCTTCGCACGAATGTCGAAGCCGGTCTCTTTCTTCAGGTCCTGCACCAGATCGTAGATCGATCCGCCGTGCGATCCCTTGAGGCAATTCCAGACGCCGGTCTCGGCGTTCATGCTTGCGCTCGGTGACTTGCTGCTCGTGGGGTCCTCGCAGACCGGGCAGAACATCCTCTGTTCGCCGTCGGATTCCGGGCCAACCGCGTACTCGCTGAATGCTGCCCGAACCGTGTCCGCTTGGTACTTCCTCTGCTTACGAGGCAATGTGCATCTCCTTGGTTCTGTGAGAGCCTTCTCCTGCCAAACCAACCTCTATAGAAGGGAAGAAGAATCTCTCTCTTGTGTTATGCAGTTATTGAGTTATCCCCATAGTTCGGCTGACCGAAGACGAGCCGAACCGGAAGCCTACGCCATCTGCCGGGAATTCGCTTGAGCCACAATCCCCACAATACCCCACAATCGCCCCACTCATTCCCCACAATCGTTCCTCAGTTATGATCTGGGGTGACTGAGGGGTGATTGTGGTGAATTGTGGGAATTGTGGGATGATGCTCCCTAAAGAGCCTCCGGCGGCGCGCGGCGGGCGATTTCCGCCCTCCGGCTCAGCGCAGAACCACGGGTCCTCACCGAAATGGGTCTACGCTTCGTTCTGCCATGAGAGGGCTCAGGCCAGCCCCAGCGGGACCAACCCGAGCCCTCTCGGTGGTTACGGCTCAGCTAGCGCGTCGCGCAGCTCAGTCCGTGTGCCGGCTCAGAACGGGGTCTCGTCGTCGCCGAACTCGGCTGCGATGATGGCGTCGCGCAGATCGTCGTCCGAGTGCTTCTTCAGCGGGCGGAACGACGGGTCGACCTCGGCGAGAATCTTCTTGAGAGCGACGCGGTTGAAGCCAGCCAGCTCCTCGAGGCGCTCGGCGCTGCCGTCGTCCTCTTCGTCGTCCTCCTCTTCGTCCTCGTCGTCCTCTTCCTCGTCGTCGGCCTCGTCCTCGTCCGGCTCGTCGCCTTCCTCGTCCTCGTCCTCGTCCTCGTCGTCCTCCTCGTCGAGCGCGGCTGCGCCGTCCTCGGGGAACTCGGCGTCGAGGATCGCCTCGACCAGCTCGGCCTTGTTCTTGCCGGTGACCTTGAGCTCCTTGGCGATGCCCTTGATCTTGGCGAGCGTCATGGCGTTGAGCTCCTCCTCGCGGGCGGCGAACTCCTCGTCGTCCTCGGTGAGGTCCTCGTCGTCGTCCTCGTCCTCCGGCTCCTCCTCGACGACGGCGGTCGCCTTGCGCGAGGTCTTGCCGGCCTCCTCCTTGAAGGCGAAGACGCCGGAGACGGTGGGACGGCGCTCGCCGTTGTACGTCTCGAAGCCCATGTCGATGTTGATGATGCGACCGATCGGATTGACCGTGCCGACCTTGGTGACGTCGAGCTTGTTCTCGTCGGGGTCACCCTTCGCCACGATCACGTCGGGGTCGTCCTTCGCACCCAGCGCCGCGTAGAGGTTGCTCAGGTTGTTGACCGAGCCCTCCTTGAGCGCCGAGCCGTCGGCCGTCTCGGTGATGATCGAGTGCGAGAACATCGGCATGCCGTCGAACTGCGCGTGGTCCTTGGGGTCGCCAGCGGCAGCCTCGAGGTTGGCGACGAGCGTGAAGCCGTAGCTGCCGCCGCTGTTCTTGCCCCACTTGAGCGAGGTGATCTTCGCGCGGTAGAAGCCGCGCTTGTCGGGGACGGGACCGTCGTAGGCCTCGAATCCGGTCTTGACTTCCTGGCTCTTGATGCCGGAGGGCATCCGGCTCTTGATGCTGGGCATTATGCCTTCTTCCTTGCCTTGGTGGTGGTTGTGGCCGCGCGGCGAGTCCGCGTCGTACCGGTGGCCGACGTGCGAGTGCGCGCCGGGGTCTTGCGAGCGCCGGACTTGCGTTCGGCGAGCTTCTTGTTGATGGCTGCGTCCATCTTCGGCAGCGTGAGGTCGGTGCGGTACTTGCCCAGGGCCATGTACCGGTCCTTCCCTCGGAACGGTCCGTTGTGGGCGAAGTGGATCCGGCGGTGCTCGGTTCCGTCGTCGTCCTCGTAGACCTCGCCGTAGCCGACGATGTTCATGTACCCGGCGATCATCTGGGCGATGGCACCCTTCTGACCGTGGATCGCAGGAGCGTAGTACTCCTGCCCCGAGTTGTCCTCGTTGGTCTCGATCCACGCCGTGAAGCCGACGTTGACCGGGAGATCGAGGAACTGCTTCGTCATCATGAGAAGCATGTTCTGCGTCCGCTGGTAGTTGCCCTGCGTCGGCACGAACTCGTCGACGGTCTGAGGCTTGGCTGCGTGCTCACGGGCGATGTTGCCCCACTTGGCCTGTTCCTCAGCCTCGGAGATGTTGTCGATGATGACCCACTCCCAGCCGTCCTTCTCGATGCCGCCGTCGCGGAGGTACTTGTACGCTTCGACCAAGTCCTCCCACGAGTTGATCGGCCACTCCTTGGACTCGGAGCCCATCATGGCCGCCGACAGCGTGCCCTCCTTGTCCGTCGTGAGGAACAGCACCTTGGGTCCGCCGGTTCCGAAGAACACGGTCTTGCCGAACCCAGGACCGGCACACAGGAGCATGTGTCGGTAGACGCTGGTCTCGACCCCGACGTCACGGATGTTCGCGTTGGGCATCAGCCCTCCTCTCCTTCGTTGATCTCGCTGACGCGCTTGAGGATCGCGTCGAGATGGTTGTTGATGAAGTCGCAGTCCTTCTCCTCGATCTGACCCATGGCCAGGGAGCGGATGGTGCGCTTCTTGATGGCTCCGATTTCGGCAGGTGCTGCCTCCAGGATGCTCTTCATTATGCGCTCTTGATTCTGTAGACCTCGTATGGGCTCTCGGTGTGGAACATCGCCTCCTTGAAGGCTTCGACGGCCTCCTGGTCTCCCTGCTCATCCAGCTCGCACATGCGGCGGAACGGGCACCAAGCGCAGTCCTTGGACGGGCGCTTCGTGATCGGGAGCGAACCGGAACGGTACGCCTCCGAGAACAACGCCTCGTCCTGGATGCGAGCGATCTGCGTGACACGCTCGGCGCGAGTCCTGTACACGTCCTCACGATGGAAGTACGCGGGCGGCTGGCTCTTGCTGATCTCGCCGAGAACCGTCAGGTCCGGCTGCGCATCAGCAAGCTCCTTGAGCTGCGCGAGCGTCATCTTCGGCAGGTCCTTCTCCCAGCCCTCCATCTCCTCAGCGGGCGAGTCTTCGCCGTAGTGGTTCAAGAGAGCCTCGATGTAGTGCTGCTTCTGAGGCTGGTTGTGGTACAGGCCGTCCTCGTCCTGCGGCCGCGTGTCCTTCAGCGCCTTGCGCAAGAAGTTGTAGCGGATGCCGACGATGTCCTCGTTCTCGCCGATGAGACCCTGCTTGACGAGCGACCGGGACGCGATCGCCCAGTAGCTTCCGGCCTGGTTGTCCAGCGGCAGATGGTTCGTGTCGATCGCCGCAGCGGTCTTGTGCTCCATCAGGTACAGCTGGCCATCGTTGAGGTCGCGGAAGATGCCGTCCCACGTGAAGTGGTAGGTCAGCCAGCGCGCGAGGGCGGGACGGACACGACCGAAGATCTTCATCTGCGGTCGAGGGAGGACGATCTTGCCAGCGTGCTCCGTCGCGATGACGTCCCAGCTGTCGTCCTTGCCGTAGGTGTCGACGTAGTGCTCGAGCATTCCGGTGCCCAGTTCACGGGCATCGTAGTACTCCTGCTCTTCGTCCTCGTTGGTGACGAGCATGGTACGCTCGCCATCGATGAACTTGTTGAAGGTCTCGGCGGGGTGAGGACCTCGCTTCAGACCCTTGAGATACCACTCGGCCAGAGCGACGTGGACTGCCGAGCCGAACCACAGAGGGTTGCTCGCCCGATTCGGACGCAGCTCCTCGATGTGAGCCCAGTACCACTTCTGGGCACAGCCCAGCAGCGCGCCACGCTCTGAGGTGCGCATCTCGAGTTTCGTTGCTGCCACGGTCTGCTCCTTGGTGAGAGTTGAACGACTGAGGGCTGGGCGGGCACTATGGGCGCACCCGCCCAGCGTCTCAGAAGTCCTCGCCCTTCGAAGCAGCCGGGCGAGCGGGGCGACGACGGGTCGTCGCGGGAGCGGCCTTGGCAGCCGCCGTCTTGGCCGGAGCCTTCTTCGCAGCGGTCTTCGCCGGAGCCTTCGCCGCTGCCGTCTTCGGAGCCGACTTGGCCTCCTTCGCGGCAGCCGCCTTCTCCTCGGCCTTCGCCTTGGCAGCGGCCTCGCGCTCGGCCTTCGCAGCGGCGCGCTCCTCGGCCTTGGCTGCGCGCTCCTCGCGCTCCCGCTCGATCTCGGCGGCGCGGTCGGCGATGCGCTTCTGGTTCTCCGGCGACTTCTGGAACTCGCCACGGAGCGCCGATCCGAGGTAGACGGAGCGGAGGTCGACCTCGTAGCCGGTCTGCTCGGTCAGGTACTCGGCGAAGTTCTGGATGACCGTCGGGACGGCCTTCTCCGCGTAGTTCGCGCGGGGCGGCTCGCCCTTCTTCGCGACCCGGCGCTTCGCGGCGTCGGTCTTGACGGTGGACTTGGCGGCTGCTGCCGTCTTTGCTGCGACCATGATCTGGTTTCTCCTTGGTGGTGTTGCGGTTGGGGTTGAGCCGGTCGGTTGACCGAACAGTAGAACTCTACTCCATGCGGAGCAGGTTCGCTACTCTTTCTTGAAGATTTGTTGGAACTTTCTTACCAGAACTTGCGCGGCTGAGACATGTGAGCCTCGGTGCCACCGCGCCGCTTCTTGCTGAAGGTCTTGCGCCGGTGCGACTCGGAATCCGGGTTACGAGTTGCGTGCTGGCCGTCGCGGTCCGGATCGATGGTGGTCTGCGCAAGCGCCGTGGGGCGGGCCACCGGACGACGATGCCGCTCCCACTTGGTCTTGTCGACCGCCCATGCGCTCCCGACCGCGATCGCTCCTCCGAGCACGCCGACGACGAGCGCCCAGAACCAATCATCCATTACTGGTCTCCTCTGATCAAGTGCAGCGCGGTCTTGATGCCGCGCCTTCCATCAAGCAGCTTGTGCTGCAAGTCGTGCTGGCCGTAGTTGCTCTCGGCGATCTTCAGGTCCATGGTGTCGTTGGTCCGGACGTAGTGCCACATGCGCGGGCTGACTCGGCCGGATCGGTTGTTGATGCGACCCTCCAGCTGGACCTGCTGGTCTGCGATGAACGTCTCGTCCAGGATGACCATCTCGTCGCACCATGCGTCAAGGTCGATGCTGACGCCGCCCGTGATCGTCTGAATCAGCATCACACGGAACTGCTTGTCTTCGCTCTGGAACTTCGCAACGGCATCCGTCCTGGCTCGGCCAGTGACGCCGCCCGTGATCTTCAGCGCCGGGATGCCCTTGCGCCCAAGCTCCTCTTGTAGGAAGTCGAGGATCTCCGTGAACTGGCTGGCGATGACGTACTTGTACGCGGTGCCCTTCTCGGGCAGCCAGTCCTTGGTCTTCTTGCCGGTGATGCCTCGCGCCTGAAGGAACTCCAAGAGCCACTCCCACTTGGCGCTGTCGGTGGTCGGGGTGAGCTTGTCGCCCCACTTCTCCCAGCGACCCCATGCCATCTGCCGGAGCCGGGTTAGCTCGGAGAGCAGACCCTGGCCGGAGAGCGTTCCGCCGGCAATCGCGACCTCGCCCTCCTGCTCGAACTCCTTGTACTGCTTCCGGTGCTTCGGCGTCATCTCGACGGTTACGTCTACGCGCTGGCCGAGAGGCAGATCGGGACGAGCCTCCGCCCTGGTCCTGCGCAGAACGTAGCGGTCTACGAGCTTGTGGAACTCGCTGCTCTTCTCAGGGTCAAGGCCGTACACCTCGATACCGAAGTATCCCTTGCGCGTCTCCATGTAGGACTCCATGAACGCCCAGTAGCCGCCTGTGTTGACGCCGAACCAGTCCAGCGCTCCCCAGAGGTTCTTCTCCTGGCCATGAAGCGGTGTGCCGGTCAGGGCGACGAGCTTGGCGTCCTTGCGGATGTCCAGAAGTCCCTGCATGGTCTGCGTGACGTTAGCGGGCGAGTAGGTCGCCAGCTGGTCGTGTGCCTCGTCAAGCGTGATGCTCGTCCACGGGAACTCGATGATCTCCGGCCAGCTCTCCGACCGGATGGTGCGCTTGCCCTTCTCGGGATGACCGCGCTCGATGAAGTGCTCCTTCGGCCAGACCGCCTTCTTGGCCTTCACGTCCTCCGCCCACACCCCGCACTTCGCGCAGAAGTGGCCATAGAGCCGACGAACCATCGCAGGGTTGATGATCAGGAATCGGGTCGCGCTCTCGTCATTGATGAACGCCGCCCACTCCTTCGCGCGGTTGACCGCACCCTCCGGCATGACGAACACCTTGGCGTCCGGAGTCCACTGACGGATCTGGCGACCCCATGTCGGGTCAAGCGCCGTCTTCGGAGCGATGACCAGATGGGCACCTTCCCATGCGTCATCCTCGATGAGACCAGCGAGCGAGGTTGCGGTCTTGCCGAGCCCCGGCTCGTCGGCCAGGAGGTAGTTGTGCGCCACACGGCTGAACGCTGCTCCGGAGCGCTGGTAGGTGCGGTCGGCCATGGCCTCTGCCAGCACCGGCGAGATGGCCGGTACACGCTTCAGAGCGGCGTCGTGATGGGCGGCGTAGCCCTTGGTGCGCTTCTCACGCCTACGCTCAGTCCTAGCCCATGCCAGCAGCGGTTCCTCCGGAGCGAGCTGGTCGCCGAACTCCCGGCGGAGCGCGCGTAGGGTCGCCATGCTCAGCGGGTAGGTCCACGCCTTCTTCTGCGGGGACCAGTTGGCACCGGGCACCGACTTGCATCGCGACGCCATGTCCGGAGCCCAGCCGCTCCGAAGTTCGACTCGGTTCTTGTTCTTGCTGAGGTGAACTTTCACAGCTTCCCTGCACAGATCGGGCCGATGCCGTCCGCGACGGACTGCTCGGCGGTGAGGAGGCGACCGCAGATGAGGCAGTAGCCATGGGTGTGTCCGTACTCCTTGGCCTCGACGAGCGTGAGCTTGTTGGCGTAGGTGGGCACGTACTTCTTGCCGAGACCGAGGTACTCCCACTCGGGAGCCGCGCCGTCTGCGGTGACGAGGCGGTGGGCGAACGTCCGGTCGCTGGTCCGAGCCGGAGTCACCTTGTAGACGTTACCGTCAACCTTGTAGAATCCGGGGATGGTCTGGTCGTTCTTGTTGCGCGTGCTCGCACCCGGCTCGGTGGTCGGCACATACACGACGGTCGGGGTGCCCTGCTCGTCGGGCGACTCCTCGAACATCGGGAGCGGCGTCTGAGGCGTCTCCTCGAAGCGAGGGCGACGACCGCGTGGCTTCTCCGCCGACTTGGCGATGACTCGCTGGGCGATCGGGTTCTCGGCGTAGCGCTCGGCCACGGTCTTGACGTGCGTGCCCGCGTAGCAGTCCTTCACTGCGACGACAGAGGCGTGGGTCTTCCCGCAGTTTCCGCAGGTGATGCTTGCCATGGTCCTGGTCCTTTCAGGTTGTTGACAGAGTAACTCTACGCCATGAAATGCGAATTTCGCTACTCGGCTGCAGAAATGGTGAGACCCCGACCCGCGTGTTAGGCGAGCCGGGGTCTCCGTCGGCGATCAGTTGGCGCGGTAGGTGCCGTCTTCGCCCTTGGACGTCACGAGCACGTTCTGTGCCTTCTCCGAGACGGTCGTGGGCTTCCACAGACCGAAGTGCATGGCCACCGCGACGAGGAATGCGGTCAGAGCGAACACGAGGCCGTTGCCCAGGTCGTAGGCGGTGCCGGCGTTGATCGATGCGAGCAGCTCGGTCAGGAGACCGGTGACCGCTGCCAGCGCGGCCAGCACGACGGCCTTGACGCTGGAGTTGGTGACGCGGGTCGTGACCAGGCCGACCAGGATCGGGAGCACCGTCGAGACGATGAGACCGATGATCAGCGCGGGCGGGAGGTTGAACTCGATCGCGACCGCCTGGTCGCCGTTCGAGGCGGCGAGCACGTTGCTCGCGAGGATGAGGTTCATGATGATCTCCTTGTTGGGGTTTGACTACTCTACTCGGTCAGGATGTCTTCAAGCTCGGTGGGCATGTACCCGCTCTCTCGAAGGATCCGGATCGCACTCTTGGAGAGCACGAGGGTGCCGGGATCGGCGTGCTGTTCCACGACCTCTCCCAGCAGCGTGAGACTGGCCTTGAAGGCGCGCTCCATCTTGTCCTGCCGCTCCCACACCTGCTGAACGGTAGGAGCGCCGGGACGAGCGCTGTCCCGGGCGTCCTTGGCCCGCTCACGACGAGCGGCGAAGACGCTTGTGATGATGCCAGTGAGGACGGCTGCGATGAGCGCAAGGGAGCCGGTAACGAATCCGGGGACCCAGGGGTCTGTCCAGTTCATCGTGCCCTCCGCTTCTGCTCGCGAACGGCCTGGCGATAGGCACGACGCACAGCGAGCCGCTTGCCCCACGTAGTCCCGGCGATCCACACTCCGAGGCGACGGAACAGCCAGGAGAGACGCGGACCGAGCAACCACACCAGCGAGAACAGCGTCAGAACCACGAATCCATTCTCACCGGCGTTCTGCGAGAGCCAGGCGATGGTTCCGGCGTACCCGCCCAGAAGAAAGACGAGAGTGAGCTTACCTGCGATCTCGAGCATGAACAGCTTCGGGAAGATAGCGCCGATGGCGGCCAACACAGCAGCGAGCGTGATGCTGACTCCGATGCCATCGATGAACCAGACGGGGAACAGCTTGTTGAGCAGCGGCGATCCGATGTAGAAGGCGAAGGCACCGAGAGCGATCATGAGAAGATCGAAGGTCGGATACCAGAAGCGAGGACCGTCGCGGTGAGCGTCGTCGGGGTCTGTGTTGATCGGGTGCCACACGGTAGCGCGCTTGAAGCGTTCCCACCGGCTGATGACCGGAATCGGCTTGGTCATGATCTCTTCTTTCGAGAGGGAGGAGCGGCGGTCTCAGACCCCAGGACGACCGCCGCTCCTGGCGGCTTACTTGGCGAGCAGAGCGGCGAGCTGTCCCTGGATCGCCTTGTTCTGCGCTTCGACGGCGGCGAGCTGCTTCTTGAGCGCCTCGTCTCGTGCCTTCTGAGCGGCCTCGATGTCGGCGTTCTGGCGGCGAACCGCGTTCTCGGCCGACCACATGTTGCCGGGCTTGACCGATCCGTCCAGCGGGTCGAGCACGCAGAACGCGCCGTTGCGCACATCCCAGATGTTCAGGTCGCAGCCGTAGGTGCGGAGCAGAGCCGGGAGCTGGCTGATGTCGATGTCCTGCCAGTCGTCGTTCGTCCGAGCGAGGTTCTTGATGTACTCGTACGGATCGCTCCCGACGAAGTGACGGAACACCTTGGTGTCCAGGGTGCACTTGTGGACGGCCTTGCCGATCTTGACATTGAGCATGAGCATGGTGTTGTCCTCCTCGGACGTCTTGGTGGTGGTGTTGTTGCCTCCGCTGGTCGGCACTGCGCGCCAGGGGTCGCGGTTGTACCGCTTGTGCCACGTCTCTCCGAAGTTGTAACCCTCGGAGTCGTAACCGTACTTGCCTGCGATCTCGTCGAAGACGCGAGCGCGGAAGGAGCCGCGCGTGAGCACGCCCGCATCCGAGCCGGTGTCGTAGATGTCGAGCGCGCCTCGCTGTCCGCGAGCGATGTTGATCTGGTGATTCGAGGTGCCGGGGACCGCGACCGTTCCGGCCGGGGACACGCGGTACCAGGGCACCCCGTTCCACCAGCGCGTGTCGTAGATCCTCCGGCCGTTCGGCGTGCGGGTGTACCGCTCATACCAGATGGCCAGGTGCTCGGCGTCGGTCCGGATACCCGATCGGACGCGCAGCCAGTGACCTGTGCGGGCGTGGAACTCGTTGTTCAGTCCGTCGAAGTCATAGGCCATCGCCGGGGTGAGTCGCTGTCCGTCGCGAAAGACCCAGCTCTCTGCACCCCGGATGCCGTCGGGATCGATGTCCTCGATCGGAGTCGCCTCGATCCCCGATCCGTCTGCGACATAGACCGTGTCCTTCAGGTCGATGCCGGAGACGACGATCAGGTTGCCGAAGGCGTCCAGCCCCCAGGCGTCAACGATGCCGTCGCCGTCAACATCCACGTCCATCGGGATGAGCGGTCGCTCGACGCCGTCCTTCGCCCAGTCGCGAAGAGCCGAAGTGATGATCTCGCGATCCTCCGGCTCGAGAAGGTTGTTGATGTCGGTCATGACGTCACCGGCTTCCCGAGTCGAGGAGGACCAGCTCGCCGTTGTCGCCGAGGGCGAAGATGTCCTCCGAGAGGAAGTCGTCCGACGGGTAGTGCGCACGAACCATGTCGCGCTTCACGTACTCGGGCATCTCCTCGCCAGCGGGCCAGTTGGCTCGCCGGATCGCGTTCTCAGTGCCGACCGACATGATCTGGCGACGAAGCTCGTCCTCGATCATGGCCTGGTAGGCCGCCTTCTGCTCGTCCGAGGGGTTCTCGGGATCGACGCCGGGAAGCGCGATCGCGTAGGTCGGAAGGTACACGCATCGGATGCCGTAGCGCGTCTCCTTGCTGATTGCCATTCTCTTTCCTTTCCTTGGTGGCTACTTGGCCTCGACGTAAGGTCCGTCGGCGTCTGCGCAGAAGTAGACCTGTGCGGTCTGGTACGAGCCGCCGACGCCGACCAGAACCTCGCCAGCCGGGAAGCTGCCTCCCGCTCCGACATACGCACCAGACTTGGTGGTGAACGAGCGGACGCCAGAGCCAACACTGAAGCCCATGGAGTTATGGGCGTAGACCTTGGTGTAGTAGGTAACGCCAGGAGTGAGACCGGTGATCTGTCGAGACAGGTTGTTCGCCGATGTGTTCTGGTATCCGGCCGCGTCGGGATTGGGGTTGGTGTGCCACCGAAGAAGATAGCTGTCGATGCCCGCGCCGTTGTTGTTGTTGGACGCCGCCCAGCTCGCAGTCACGCTCGTTGTGTCGATGTTCGAGATGGACGGCGTGCCGGGAGCGCTCGGCGGCTTCGGGATGCGGTCGGTGTAGAACGCCTGGTATCCGGTGTCCGCGTTGCCGAAGATCGTTCCGGTATTGCTCCACGTTCGCACGCTGACCGTGAGATAGCCGTTGGCGTCGTGGGCATAGGGACCAGCACCACCCGCGCCCAGCGTGATCTTGGTCACGCCTCGGAAGTCGAGGTTGTGGCTCGGGTAGAACTCGTTCCCGCAGACCACACCGAAGGTGACCGGGTTCAGGCTGTACGACTGGTTGGTTCCAGACTGGTGCTGTCCGTAGCACTCCCAGGCATAGGTCGAGCGGTTGTTCGCGTTGTCCGTCTCGTTGCGTCGGGCGTACAGGAACAGCGCGTACCCGGTGCGACCCGAGAACACGCTTCCGATTGTGATGTCGTATGCCATGGTTGGACCTCAGGCAGTCTTGATCCAGATGCGGCCGGCAGCGTAGGCGGGCTGGGACGCCTGGGCGTAGATGTTGAGCGCCTGGCGAGCCGCCTCCCAGGTGGTCGCGCCGGTTCCGCCTCGGACGATGGGCAGCGTGCCCGACGTGATGTCTGTGGCGGGGTGCGTGTGTCCCGTGTCGGCCTTGCCGCTGAGCGCTGTGTTGAGATCGGTCGTGGTCGTGTAGTTGGCCAGGGCGGCGTTCATCTCGGCCACAGAGGGGACGGACAGAGCCGTCCGAGCGTTGGCCTGGGAGCTGCCCCCGGTGCCACCCTTGGCGATGGGCAGGACTCCGCTGACCGAGGACGAGGCGAGGTTCACCGCCGACAGCGAGACCCAGTTGGATCCGTCGTGGTACTCCCAGATGCCCAGCGTCTCGTTGTAACCCAGGTGGTACTTCCGAGGCGACACCGGACGGCGGGACGTGGTCCACGCACCGTACTTCTGATCCATCCAGTCCCGGACATCGGTGACATCCGCCGCATTGATCACCGCAGCGTTGTTGGCCACGGCGACGGTCGCGAGCGGAATCTGGTAGACGCCCGTCTCGGTCTGCGTGAGAGAGGGCGGGGTCGCCGATCCGGACGTTCCCTGAAGCACCTTCGGCAGAATGCGCTGCGCAACGGTCGGGGCGGAGAGGTTCAGCTCCAGAACGACGAGGTCGACACGAGCAGCACCCGTGTTCGCGGCGATCGTGATCGTCTCGACAGCTGTGCTGTAGAACATGTATCCACGGAGCACGGCGGCTCCGGTGGCCATCTTCACCTGGCGTCCCGAGCTGTCGCCCGTGACCTTCAGCGCGTTGTCGCCGAAGGAGCCGACCATGCCGTCGCTCGCCGCCATCTCGCGGAAGAGCCGACCGTACTCGATGTCGGTGGTGTCCTGGGCCACGTAGGGCCAGCTGGTCATGGTCATGAGGCGCTCCTCTTGGTCGTATTCATTCTACCGGATCTGGCCAGATCAGGCGGTCCGCTTCCACATGTAGCAGGTGACGTACGGCTGCAGATTGTTGTGGGCTGCAGACGCATTGGCCGGACCGGCGTTCTGATTGACGGCGGTTGCGGCCTGGTTGGTGGCTGTGGCGGCGTTGTTGGTCGCCGTCGTACTTGCCGGCTGTCGGTATGTTCCGACCTCGCCACCCGTTCCCGAAGCGAAGGTGTTCCACCGAGCGCTCTGAGATCCATCGATAGCCGTCAGGTGCGCAACAAATCCGTCCGCCGAACCACCAGCCGAATGCGTGTGGGCGTTCTGAGTGTGGTTGTGTGCGTCCTGGGTGTGGTTGTGCGGATTCTGCACGTGCGTGTGCTGCGGGAGACCGGACTCGGCTGCTGTCAGCAGATGGGTCTTGGCCCCGCCGGTCTTCTCGGACGCGTTGAAGTCGGTGTCTGCAGAATTGACTCCGACCGGAACACGACCGGCTCCCCAGGACACCCATGTTCCTCCGAAGATCAGACCAGGGTTGGTGTTGACGGTGCTCATGTAGATAGAGCCGACCGGATGGAAGGCGTTCAGCATCGTCTCCGGAGCCATCGCCTCGGCGTTGCGCTCAAGGTTGTCGACCCGGCGCTGCGTGTCGCTCACCGTCTGGCGAAGAGCCGAGTCCGAGTCGAAGTCTGCGATGTCGCCGATGGCAACGGCGGTGCGGATGCCGGTGTTGTCGATGACGATCGCTGCTTCTGTGATATGAGAATTCGGCTGCTCCTGGCCGTCGATCACGACCGATACCCGATCACCCAGGAAGAAGTCTGTCATGAAGATCATGGTGGTCTCGTTCGCGGGCGTCGCCTTCACGGCAACCTTGGTGAATCCGGCCTCGTTCAGACGCTCGAGAGCGGCAGCTTCAAGCTCGTCAACCACGTCGGTGTTGCGCTGGTCCTTGAACTCCTCGATGATGAGACCCCAGTCGGACTCGGCAGTAGTGCTGTCCGCCGTGCTCATCTGAAGGAACTGACGCTCGGTGCCCTCGCCCTGACCAGCGACGACCATCCGGGTGACCTCCGGCGGAGCGAACTCGACGTTCTGTTCCTGAAGCGTTCCGTTGTTGATGTCCAGGCGGATCGTGTCGGTTCGGTTGGTCGGAGCGTAGACCTCGAAGATGAGATCCGATCCTACCTGAACCACTCGGAACGCCAGGTTCTGCTCGGCTGCGATACCGACCAGGAGGTCGCCGAGGATGTCGAATCGAGGACGGCGCGTGCTCGGGAATCCGAGGTTGGTGTTCACCGGCTCCAGACGGAGCTTGTTGCGGAAGCCTCCGAGGCGACCGGCCGGAGCGTGGGTGCCGCAGATGTTGTACGCGACGTACTGGCGCATGAGGTTCTCGCCGGTCGCCGTGCGAACGTCGTTGGCTCGGGACTGCGAGCTGGCCAGCGGGTCGGCCAGGGACGGGTTCGGGAAGGCCAGGCCATCCCAGAGGAGCCGATCGTCCGTGAGCCCGGCGATCGTAACCATCCCGACCGGATCGGCGCTTGTAGCCCTCTTGCTGGGCTTGCTCGTGGGTCCCGAGAGGAGCGTGACCTTGGTGCGGAGATTCGTCACGATGATGCCCGACCCCGGCGTGCGCAGATACGGCACGGCACGGTGCTCGGCGGGCAGGGTGAGCGACCAGGAACCCACGCCGTTGACGACCGGCTGCATCTTCAGCTGCAGGTCGTCGAGCGGGATGCTTCCCTGACGAACGAGGTTCTTGTCCCGGTACTCGACCAGGATGTCTTCGGGGCGAAGCGGCTGGCTGGGCATCTCACACCACCGCCCATCGACGCGGCCACCACTGCGCAACCAGGGCGGTGCCAGGAGCCATGTCCTCGATAAGAATCTCGACTTCGCTAACTCCCGGTGCGATGTACCAGAACTGCGGAGCCGGAGCGAGCGCGCCGTATCGGTTGACCCCGTTCTGATCCTCAACCGTGTTCGATCGCATGTCGATGGTGAGGGTGTCCGTGGCCAGGAGCGTGTCGTCCCACTGAAGGATCTCGCCCTTCGGACCTGTCAGCTTGATGCCTGTGGTCGGACCCTTGAGCGTCAGTACCGGCCACGCCCAGGTGTCGCCGACGTTCTCGACGTCACGCTCACCGGTGGTTGCCGTGCTGGCCACGCGCAGCTTCGCGATCCGCGGAAGCAGAGGGGTGCCGGTCGGCTGGTATTCGACCTTGAACTGCTCCGGCTGGTTACGCGTCCAGAACGGATCACCCGCCTCAAGCTCGAGATCGGTCTTGAAGTAGGTGCGGTCGTCGCTGTCGCGCTTGCGCACCCAGTCGCCTCCGCCGGTTCGGGTGACGTCCACATACCACTCGTATCCGTCCGGCATTCCGAAGAAGAGCCGAGCGGGGCCACGGTCGAACTGAACACCGGTGAACGGGTCGAGAGCGACTGCCAGATCGGAGAGAAGTTCGTTGAGCTCCTGGCGCGTGTTGGCGTAGACCTTCAGCGGGAGCTTGATGACGCGGGTGTCTGCGCGAGCGCCTCGCCAGGTACTTCCCGACCCGGATCCTTCGAACCAGTGGTTCGTCAGACCGGGAAGGCCGAAGCCGACGATTCCGGCGAGAGCCTCGTGGCCCTTCGCCTTGCCGTTCAGCCAGGGGTAGAGGTCGATCTCGCGATCGTTGCCCTCCAGCCGAAGAGTATCGGACATCAGCTCATCTCCTCTCGCACCAGCTCGGTTGCGTGTCCCAGCATGGCCATAACGTCTTCCTTGGTCTTGGTGCCGTCACCGGCAGCCGCGTGGTATTCGAGGTTCAGCACAACCGACGGACGCTGGTTGCCCTGAACGTTCGCCGCGATGTCCTGCTGCAGCGTCGCCGGGATCGTCGTGTTCATCCCGTTGAGCAGCTCCTCGACGTTGCCCATCTCGCTCGCCAGACCGTTGTACAGCGAGCGCATGATCAGCTTACCGTTGTCGGTTAGGAGCACGCGGTCCTTCTCGGGCGGACCCTTCTCCTCGGGGATCATGTTGGTCAGGTCGTTGAAGAAGTTCACGACCTCGCCGAACATGTCCTGCAGACCCTTGAGGAATCCGTCGATGATGTCCTTACCGATGTTGTACAGCCAGTCGCCAGCACCGGTGAAGAAGCCGATGATCTTGTCCTTGATGCCGCCGATGAACTCAAGAGCCTTGTCGAGCGGATCCTTGATGGAGTTGTACACCTTGTCAAAGATGCCCTTGACGGTGGCGATGAGGCTGTTCCACTGGTCGGTGATCCAGTTGACGATGTTCGAGACGATGCCGCTGATGAACGACCAGATGTTGTTCCAGATCGAGCTGACGATCGAGGACACCATGTTCAGGATCGCCTGGAAGCGGTTGTAGAACGCCGTCCACTGCGCCACGATCCAGTTCACGATCGTCGTGATGATGCCGGTCAGGAACGAGACCACGTTGTTCCAGATCGTGCTGACGAAGGAGCTTACCGCGTTCCAGATGTCGCGCCAGAAGTTGCTGAACTCGGTCCAGACGGTCGTGAGGAAGGAGACGACCGCGTTCACGACCGTCATGATGGCTGTGCTGATGGCCTCCCAGATGAAGGCGACCCACTTGCCCAGGTACTCGAAGAGCGCCACGAGGAAGTTGACGAAAGCCTCGATGGCGGGGTAGACATAGGTCATGAACCAGTCTACGACTGCACCGATGGCGGTCATCACCGCGTTCCAGATAGTCGAGATGACGGTGTAGTACATCTGGAAGTAGGCGATGATGGCGTCAATGACGAACTGGATGATCGGCATCACATAGGTCTGGAACCAGGTCACCACGGCGTTGATGGCCGTCATGATCGCGTTCCACACGGTGCTGACGACGGTCACCAGCCCTTCCCACAGCGTGGTGAGGAAGGCGGAGACGTTCGTCCATGCTTCCTGGAGGAAGGTCATGAATCCTTCCCAGATGGCCTGGCCCAGCTCGGTCTGGGTGAAGAACCAGATCAGCCCGGCGACCAGAGCCGCGATAGCTGCGATGATGAGGCCGATCGGGTTCGCAGTCAGCGCCGCGTTCCACGCCCACTGGGCAGCCGTGGCGATACCCTGAGCGGCAGCCCCAGCAATGGCAGCTGCCTTCATAGCGATCATTCCGGCGGCAGCGGCAGCGTTCGCGGGCTGCATCAGCCAGACGGCCACCTGGGCAGCCTTCTGAGCCTCGGTCCAGACGGTCGTCGCGATCGCGGCACCCTTCTCGATCGCCGCCTTGGCTGCGGTAGCGGCGGCGGAGGCCTTGCTCGCGATCTCCAGAGCCTTGATCGTCGCCACAGCGGACTGTACACCCTGGATGGTCTTGATGGTGGCTCCTGCGAGGAGCAGCAGCCCGCCTGTGACGGCGGTGACGCCGACGACCGCGTTCTGGGTGCCCTCGTCGAGAGACATGAACCAGTCGAAGGCGGCGGTCAGATTGTTGATCATCTCGGTGATCGTCGGGATCAGGCGCTGGCCAACCGAGATGGCGAGCGTCTCAATGGAGCCCATGAGGGCTTCCATGCTTCCCTGCATGTTGTCGAGACGAGTGGCTGCGACGTCAGCGGCGGACGTGCTGTTGATCGCGTCGCCGAGCGCATCGTACTCAGCCGAGGTCGTGTTGACGATGGCAGCCAGAGCGGAGAGGTTCTCGCGACCGACCAGCACCTCACCGTTGGCGAGCAGCTGCTCCGAGGTCATGCCGGACATCGCGTCCCGCAGAAGGGTCGTGACCTCCTCCATCGACTTCATCTTGCCCGATGCGTCGAAGAACTGGTTGCCGCCGTCCTCGGTGATCAGACCCAGCTGCTTGAGAGCCTCGGTGGCCTGTGCCGTCGGAGAGGCGAGGTTCGAGATGAGAGCGCGGAGAGCCGTACCGGCACGAGCGCCGTCGATGCCGTTGTTGGCGAAGAGGGCGATCATCTGCGCCGCGTCGCCGATGCTGACGCCCGCCGCGTTGGCAGTCGGACCGACGAAGCTCAGCGCCATGCCGATCTCGGAGACGCCGGTGGCCGATGCGTTGGCCGCGCCCGCCATGAGGTCGGCGACCTCAACCATGTCCTCAGCGCCGAGCTTGAACTGGTTCAGCGCGTTGGAGGCGATCGTCGCCGCCTCCGGAAGTTCGATCTGTCCCGCTGCTGCGAGAGCGACGACGGCGTCGGTGGTGCCATTCAGCACGTCGTCTACCGACACACCCGCCTTGAGCAGCTCCTCCATGGCCAGAGCGGCCTCGGATGCGGAGAAGCTGGTGTCCTTACCGATGCGGAGCGCGGCATCCCGGATGAGATCCATCTCGGAGGCGGTTGCGCCGGACACGGCCTGGATGGCCGACATCTTGAACTCGAAGCCGGAAGCAGCGCCGACTGCCGCAGCGAATCCCGCCACGACAGCCGCGCCGCCTACCGTTGCAGCCGTTCCGACCTTGCCCCATGCCTGCTGCTGCGACTGAGCCGAGTCCTCAGCAGACTTCTTGGCATTGTCGAGGACCTTCTGCCCCTCCTTGAGAGAGGAGAAGTCGGTCTCGAGGATGATCTTTCCTCGAGCTTCACCAAGGTTGTAACTAGCCATGTTGCTACGCCTTCACGGTTGCCATCGGGTCGCGGAATCTGCCCTTCACTGCCTTGGTATCAGCGGAGGCCAGCCACTTGTCGAGTTCTTGATGAGCCTTGCGATTCGCTGCGGCCTGGTTCTTCTGCTTCCGGGTTACCTCGTGGAGACGATTCTCCAGGGCTGTTCCGAAGGTCTGAACCGCTCGGTCGAAGGACCAGGCCGTCAGCTCGTCGTCGACTCCGTACAGCTCACTCGGTCGAGTTCGCAGCTGCTTCCCCAGCTGGAACGCCTCCCACAAGTGCCTCGGTTTGCGCACGAAACTCCGCGAGGTCGGCGGAACCTCCGACCGCGAAGTTCATGATGAACATCTTGTCGACGGCGTCGATGTAGTCGACGTACACGGACTCGGGATCGCGATCCTCGTCGGGGATGAGCTCCCACTCGAGATCGCCGTTGGCGTCCTTCTTCTGGACACCGGCCTGCAGCAGACGCTGGCCGTCCTCGCTGTAGACGGGAGCTTCCTCCCAGACCGGCTGCAGAGCCGGCAGCACCTTCGGCTGCGTGACGACGTGGCAGACGATCTTGTCGACCGTCTCCATCATCTTGTTGAACTTGTCGGGGTCGGCGGCGATGGCTTCCACGTCGGTGACGGGCTTGCCCTCGGCCTTCGGGATCGTCTCGGACTGGACGATGGCGGTGAGCGAGTCGAGCGAGTGAAGCACACCCGCCTTGATGAGACCCTGCACTCCGGGACGCTTGACCTGGCAGCGCTCACCCGAGGGGAGGTCCAGATCGGTCAGCGGCTTCTTCCACGACGAACCGAAGTTCGCCTGGGGTGCCTTGCGGTCGGTGGGCTGCTTCTTGGGCTTCTTGCCCTGAGGCGTAGACGGCATCCTAGTGCTCCTTTATCGATGTCTACTGGTTGTGAGACGCTTACGGCGTCTCGGGGGTCTCGGACGAGACGATCGGGGTGACCGTCTCGTTCTGCACGAAGTCGTACAGCTTGTCGACGTTCGCGCCCGACGGAACCGCGTGTCCGACGCCGGAGGCCGACGTCAGGAAGAACGAGCCGTCGCTGAACTCGCCGCTCAGCTCGCCCGTCGCCTTCGCGCGGTAGATGATGCAGTGGAGGTCGCCGCCGGAGTCGGAGATGACCTGTCCCTCGATCTTGAAGTACGGACGCTGGTCCGTGACCTTCTTCGAGAAGACGCGCTTCGCTGCCGGGGAGACGCCGGTCTCCTCGATCGTGCCGCCCGCCATCGCCTGGAACGCTGCGAACGGAAGTCCGCCGGACTCCAGCTCCCACTCGACCTGCGCGCCGTTGCCGTGCTCTGCCGCGACACGGTCGTCACCGCGGAGCTGCTCGAACTCCTCGGTGTCCGTGAACGACAGGGTGCGGGCGATGGGCAGGTCGATGGGCGTGTCGGCGAGAACGGTGCCCATCGCGTCGGTGTACGGGGTGATCTTGATGTCCCGCAGACCGTACGGCGTGGTGTTCTCAGAGAGAGCCATCGCTATCCCCTTTCATGGGTGTCTTGTACTGATGCGTGTTCAGCATCTCGCCCGACTCAAGGTCGAACTGATGCCGAACGGTGACCCCGGCGCGCTTGCCGCAGAAGCGCGAGTCGCAGCTCACCTCGAGGACTCCTCGTCCCGGGATGATCAGCTCTCCGTGCTTCTTGGCAGCACACCGAAGCTCCATGGTCAGGCGACCACGAAGTCCGGGAGACCGAGGAGGACGTCGCGCGTGGCGGCGTTGAACTCCTTGGTCGAAACGACCTTGCCGTTGCTGGCATCCCAGATGAGATCGCCCTTGGGCTCCTCGACTCCGAGGATCTCCAGATCGGCCTTGGTGATCGTCTTGACGTTGGCGATACCGACGTAGCGGATTCCGCCGAGGTCCGACATCTTGGGGATGTCCTCCTCGGTGGTCTCGACACCCGACTTGGGATCGGTGGTGTCCGGCTCGACGCCGTTGACGGCGATCACCGGCTCGACGGTTCCGGAGGGCACCGTGCCCTCGGATGCCGCCTTGGTCTCGCCAGCGGTGGGGCTGGTCTTGTTCGTGGCCATGGGAGCCTCCTTTGTCCGCAGGTAAGTCTACCGGATCACGAGCCGTTGCCGATGGCAGCGAAGTGTCCGGGGATGACCAGGGCATCGAACCCGTCGTCCGCGAGGTCTGCGCCGACGCCACGGTCGCTCACCTGGGACAGCCGCCCGTCCGCCGTCGGAACGTCCACCAGGAACTCGGCCAGGAGCCGGAGCGCCTCCTTGGTGATCTTGCTGGCTCGGTTGTAGTCGCCGAACTCGTCGTAGGTCCAGAGGTCGCCGGGCTGCGCAGACGAGGAGGCCAGCTGAGCCTCCGTCTCGCCCATCCGCACCACGATGAACGGCTTGGTCTCCGGCGACATCGTGGTGTCGGCCTGGTAGACGCTGTCCTCCTCGGGCAGCCCCAGAGCGTGCAGCTCCGGTCGGCTCTGCAGGAACGCGACGATGGTGTCGCGACGGGACTGGTACGGCGGGACGAACTCGCTCATGATGAGCCTCCAAACATCTTGGCCATCACCTTGTTGGCCGTATCGAAGAATGCTTTACCTTGGTTATCAACAGTCTTGTTGATGATTGCAAACTTGGCTCCCCACCGGAGCTCAAGCCAGATGCCGTAGGGCATGCCGTGCGAGATGGTGATCTCGAAGCGCGCTGAGCTCGCTCCGATGTTCGCCTCGTAGGTGCCGCTCAGGCTACCGCGTGCGTTGCCGGTGCGGTCGGTCCACTTGGCCTTGCTCTTGGCGAACGTCTCGGATCGGAACGAGTAGTACTCGGTGGTCCGAGCCAGATATTGGACAGCCCTGGTCGGTGCATTGCTGAACGCCGCCGTCAGGGTGTCCGACGTCCAGGTGAGCCCGACCTTACTTGCCACGTTCGGTCACCAGCGCTCGGGTCTCATAGCCGTTGTCGCGGATGATGTCGCCGACCTGCCAGACCCGCCCGTCCGTCGCAGTCCAGATGTCGTCGATCTCGATCTGCGCATCCCAAGGACCGAGCAGCCAGAACTCGACCTCACGCTGCTTGCCGTCCGTCAGCGTCAGGATCGGCGGAGTCGTGTTCATGCCAAGCTCGATGATGCGCAGGGTCTGCGGAGGACGGGGCGGGAGCTCAACGTACTTCCATCCTCCGCCGGTCGTCTTCTCGCGGTTGCGCGGCGTCAGGATGATCTCGCTCGGCCGCGCCAGGATGAAGTGCCAGGTGTTGAGACGATTGACGTCCTGCTCGTTCATGTCAGGCTCGCTCGATGGCTCGGGTGCGCGGGGCACGACGACCGCTGGGCGTCACGCCGCCCTCTTCGTAACCCGCGACGATCTTGTTGTATGCCTCGAACAGCTGGCTGTTCTTCCGCGAGGAGCCGCCCTCGGAGATGTCGACGAGGTTGGCGACCGTGTTGCGCTTCGCGATCCAGATCTTGTGCTCGGCCTCGGTGATGCCGTAGCTGTCGATGAGACCGCTGATGTACTCGTCGGTGTAGGGAGCGACGTTCACGTACTCCTGGGTGTTTGCTCGAACTTCAGCGATCTGCGCCGGAGTGGCCATGGTTCTGTCCTTTCAAGACAAGGACCCCGACCCGACCGCTGTGGGTCATGGCCGGGGTCCCGGAGGGAGTTGGAGGGTTACTCCGACTTGTTGTCCGCGTCGTGCTGCTCCAGGCGAGCAACGAGCTGCTCCTTGGAACCCTTCGCGGAGAGGTCGCGCTCCTTGAGCTCGGCCTGGAGGTCGGCGAAGTCCCACTCGGAGTAGGGAAGGTCCTCTTCCTGCTCCTCGTCGTTCTCCTCCTCGTCCTCGGACTCGTTCTCGTCGTCCTCGGACTCGTCTTCGGATTCCTCGAACCCGTCGGGCGTCTGGCCCTCGTCCTCTTCCTCGCCGTCGACGGAGAAGTCCGTCTCCTCGGAGAGGTCGAAGCCGGAGAGCTCTGCGTCGGTGCGGAGCCAGGGACGGTCGGCCACGTAGGCCTCGTCCTCTTCGCTCAGCGGCTTGCTGAAGTCGATCGTCCTGCTCATGATGCCTCCTCAGGCGTCACCTTGGTGAAGTGGGGAGCCGGTCCACCAAGGAAGTCCCGGCTCCCCACGCTTGTTACGGCAGGTACTGCGCCGGAGGCGCGTACGAACCGCTGGCCTTGATCTGCATCACGGCGGCACCACCACGCTGGCGGATACCGGTGCCGAGACCGACGTTGTAGAAGGAGTCGATGAGCGGGTAGTCCGCGTCACGACCCTTCACGAGCCGCAGACCGCGCAGGGACGCGTTCTTGTGCTCACGGATACCGACGGGGTTGTTCAGGTTGGCCGCGCCACCCGAACCGACGTTCAGCACGTAGCCGACCGGGAACAGGTCGTCCTCGACGATGATCATCTCACCGTAGGTGCCGATCGCCCGCAGACCCGCGTAGGTCGAGGAGATGCGTCCGCCGCCACCCAGCTGCTGGCCGGGGTCGAGGATCTGGTCCATCGGCTCGCCGGCAGCGGGGATGAAGTCGTACGTGTCGCCGTTCGCCACGCGGAACTGACGGATGACCTTGCCCTCGCGGGAGTTCACCGCCACGATCTGCTGCACGCCGTTCGACTTGTCGTAGCCGTGGTGACGCAGCTGCTCGAACAGGTCGTCGAGGTCGCCGGAGTCGATCACCGCAGCACCCGAGACCATGTAGTGGTTGTGGGTGCCGTCGAAGGTGTTCGTCTTGTACGTGGGCGGCACGGTGCCGTCCGCGTTGTAGAGACCCTTGACCGCGATGATCTGGCCGTCGATGTCGGTCTCGCGGTTGGTGTTGCCGCCGTACAGCGCGGAGAGCACCAGCTCGAAGACCAGCTCGTTGTGACCCTGGAGGGCAGCCGAGTGGTTGGCGTTGACCTGCGCCACATCGGCGTCCGCGAGGAACTGCCAGGTGTAGCGGTTGGCCAGGTCGTACCAGCCGAAGTCGTAGCCCAGCGAGAACGCGGCGGGACGCTGACGCGCACCGCGCGGCTCACCGTACTCGGATGCCCGCTCGAACTTGGCACCGGACAGCTGGGTCACCGTCTCGATGTTGTTCGTGACGGGGAACGACAGGAAGTCGATGAGCGCCTGGCGCTGGGCGTTGGCGATCGCGACCGTTGCCTGGTACTCGTCCCAGAGGTCGTTGAGGTCGACACCGTCGGTGGTCGACGTGACGAGCACGTCGCGGGTGTCGTTGTAGCCGCCGTCCTGGCCGTAGAGACCGAACGCGGCACCCTTGTGCTTGATGTCCATGTTCCTGGTCCCTCCTCAGAACCCGGCCACGACGAGGCGGTCGGCCTCGACGGTGTAGCCGACGTAGGTGTCGGTGTCGGTCGTGGTGAGCTCGCCAGCGGCGCTCACGTAGTACTTGGTGCCGGCAGCCAGGCCTTCGACATCGACGATGTCGCCCTTCTGCATGATGTCGCAGATCTGACCGGCGCGGTAGACCGTGCGACCCGGAACCGCGACTCCGACGACACCGGTCTGCCCGCTGCCCTTGACCGCGTGACCGACGGCGTTGATTCCGACACCGATGACGGTGTCCCAATCTGCCTGGTCGATGTTCGCGTCGTAGGGTGCCCGGACGATCCCGATGGCGGAGTCGACATGGTCGAAACGTGCCATGATGGCTTCTCCTTGTTCGAGTGGTTGTTGCAGTATCAGCGGCGGAGTGCCGGATACTTGGCCCGCAGCTTGGCCTCGCGAGCAGCCGCGTCGGACTGCTTCTGAGTGCCACCACGAGGTGCCTGGCCGGTGCGACGCGGAGCGGGCTTGCCGTCCTTGTCGTCCTTGCCGTCGCCCTCGTCGTCTGCCTTGGGCTTGAGGAGGTACGGCTTGTCCTTGGCGAGCTTGGTGAGCGCCGAGTTGAGGCCAACGGCCTTCCCGGACTTCTCGTCGTACTCGACCGTGGACAGGTCTGCGAGCCGGAGCGCGGCCTCGGGGTCGACCCAGTCGAACCCGGCCTCCTTCAGGAAGGCGTTCTCGAGCATCAGCTTCTGGTTGGCCGCGACGAGCTTCTCGTTGCTCGCGGTCAGCTCGTCGTTCGAGGTCTTGAGAGCCTCGTCCGGCGTGCCGTCCTTCTTGAGCTTCGCGATCTCCGCGTTGGCGTCCTTCAGCTTGACCTTGAGCTCCTCGCGCTGGTCGTAGAACCGCTGCTTCTCCTCTTCGAGAGCGGAGATGCGCTTCTGGTCGGCAGTCGGCTCAGCCTTCTTGCCGTCCTTGGCGTCGTCGCCGTCTCCGGACTTCGACTTGTCGTCTCCGCCCTTGGCGTCGTCGTTGGCGTCCGGGTCACCCTTGTTGCCATCGTCTTCGCCGTCCCGTCCCTGCAGGGTCAGGAGACCCATCGGTGCGTTCAGCAGCTCGTCCAGGCCCAACCTGTACGTGCAGTTCTTCATGATCGTCTCCTTGACCCTTGGTGGTGGGGATTACGAGAGAGAACTCTACCGGGTCTGCGGGTAACGGCGCTGCAACGCATACAACCCCAGCCGAAGCCAGGGTTGCATACTTAGTGATATTCGGATTAGGGCATGATGGCTGCCTCCTTCGGTCGTCCCGCTGTGGGGCTCAGGCGGCGACCAGCGCCCAGAGGCTGACCGTCTGCGCGACAGGGCGGCGCGAGCGACCGATGACGTCGCCCGAGTCCCAGCCGTAGCCGTCAACGTAGACGTCCTCGCGAACGTCGATCGTGTTCAGGTGGTCGCCGGAGAAGGGCCAGGCGTTGCCGTGGCGCTTGTAGTCTGCGCCAAGAACGAAGGCGTCCGCCTGGTTGAAGTCGCGGAGCTGAGCGCACTCGATGGCCCGCTTGGCGTTGGTGAGGTTGCCCTCGTCCTCAGCCATGAGCTCCTCGAGCGCCTGAGCCTTGACCGCAGCCATCTCCTCGGCGGAGTAGGTGCGGAAGCCAGCAGCCTCGATGATGTCGAATGCCTTGGCGAGGATGTCGTCGGTGGTGATCTGAGCGTTCATGGTGGGGTCCTTTCCCGTTTGGCGTAAGAACAGTATACGGTAAGTATGCAGGTTTCGCTACTACCAAATGAGAATTTATTTCGGCATCGTGTCCCAGATCGGCGTCAGCACGATCTTGGTGATGTCGTCTCGCCAGTCGCCGACCGTTTGGGGCTGGCCCATCTTGAACTGCATGTCGCGGGGAAGCAGCACCTCGCCCTGGTTGTACCCCAGAGCCTCCGGGTGGTCGTCCAGCTTGCCGCTGATATCGATCGCCTTGGCTCCCTTGGGCAGCTTGATCTCGAAGATCACCTTGGCTCCGCGATCCTGACCGAACTCGTCGATCAGTTCTTCAAGCGTGCCGTGGGTAGCCTTCTGAGTCGACATGAACGCCGGGTCGGTGTACCGAGGAGCGCGGTTCTTGGTCAGCGACAGCGCATCCCGAGCCGGGTCGCCCGCCACGACACGCCGAACCGTCATCGCCCGCTCAAGCGAGGCGTGCTGGAAGGCGCTGTCGAGCAGGTCGGTGTCCTCGGGCTTCTTGCCGTGGCGCAGATCGTCGTTGAACTTGAAGCTGTCGCGAGTGTATCGGGCAACGGCGTTCTCCTCGCCCTTCGACATGCCCTTGAAGATGCTGCTGGGCTGCATGTCCTCCGACACCTCGTTCGCCCATGGCTCGTCGCCATACTCTCCGGCGAACAGCTTCTCGATGAACTCGTCCTCGGTGGGAAGCCGGGGCACGATGTAGCAGTAGCAGTTCGGGTGCGGCTTGGCCGGCACGGCATTCTTCTTGAACGGCGACTGGGCTGCATAGTCGTTACAGATGTCGTCCTCGGGGTGCGACGAGCTCAGGAGCCACTCTACCTCCTGCACGATCGCCGACCGCAGATACCGGTCGTACGAGGCCGCGTGGTAGGCGTTGTTGATCTCGGTGCGAGCGAGCCGGTTCGCCGCGTAGCTCACGCCACCAGGCACCTTCGGCGAGATCGACGGCAGCACTGCGTCAGCGAGCTGGCGCGCAGACCAGCCAGACACCAAAGCCTTGTCGATGATGCCGTCAATCCAGCCGCTCGCCATCTGCTTGGTCTTGTAGACCTGCTTGCTGAGAGGGTTGTAGCTCGTGCCCTGGATGCGCTTGAGCGCGGCCTCAAGGTTGTTCACCGTCCGCTGAGCCTCACCCGCAGCGATGCGTCGGACGGCGGCGTCGGACATGACGATCTTCTGCAGGACACCCTCGTACTCCGACACGATCTTGCTGGCAGCCCGCGCCGCATCGATCTTGCCCGAGGCGATGGACTCCCCGATGTCGGCGAAGTCCTTGTCGAGCACGGCGCGGATGGCCGCACGCTGTGCCTCAAGCTGCATACGAGTCAGAGGGTTGCCCGAGGAGCCGAGTTTCGCCAGCTTCGCCGCGATCTCGTCGTGGGATGCGCCCAGAACAGCCCGCACACGGTTCGCCTGGGCTTGCTCCAGGCGCATTTCCGTCAGGAGGGTCCGGCGGTCCTTACGGGCCATTTGCTCACGTCCTAGCTCAGTTGTAGCGGCTTACGGCTCAGGATTCCGCGGCCGAATCGTCCCCGGCCTCATCTTCCTCAGCGTCTTCGGCCTCAACCTCGGCTCCGGCACGCGCCGCGAACGGGTCAAGGACGGCAGCCGCCGCGTCCGAAGCAGCCTGAGCCGCCGCCCCGTAGCCAGCCGGGAACACGTAGCCGAACTCCTCAGCGGCGACCTGGACGGCATACTCGATGGTGAAGATCTTGGCCGTGACGCCTTCCATCAGCTCCTTCCAGCGACCCTCGCGGTCGAACGGCAGCAGATTCTTGTCCTCGGTGACCGAGACGATGTCCACGTCGCCCAGGTCGATCTGCTCGAAGGCCAGGAACCACTCCTTCAGATCGTGCAGCATCTGGGTCAGGACGCCGTTGCTGTTGTCGTTCTTGGCGATGACCGTGTCCTGGGTCGGGCTGAACTTGATGGCGAGGGCGATGCCGCTCTCCGCGCTCACGTTCTGCGCAGTGCCCACGGACACGTCCGACAGACCGGCGTTGCCCTGAGCCTCGGACTTCATGTAGCCGACGTGGTCCTGGAACGGCTTCACGTCGTCGATGCCCTCGACCTTGCTGAAGCTGGTGCCCTCGTCCGTCTCAACGACGCGGTTGGGTCCGAGCTTCCAGTTGGTCGGCTGGCCGGTCGTCTCGTCCACGGGAGCGCCCGAGTCCGTCGTGTACATGCCGATGCCCATGAGCGCTAGCGCGAGGTCCTCGTCGGTGATCGCCTGGTTGATGCCCGACACCATGCTCTCGAGGCCAGCGAGATCGCTGCGGCCGAACGGGTCGTCCGTCTCCTCGTTGTTCTTGATGTGGTAGATCGGAAGGTTGGTGATGCCCTCGATGTACTCCTGGGCGACCGACGCGTAGTCCGGCGAGGTCAGACGCTTCCGCTTGGCCGGGTCGTCGTAGTCCTTGACGTCGAACACGTCGGCGCTGTACGTGATCGGGAAGCCTTCCTCCGGCTCCTCCTGGCCGAAGTCCGGATGTCCGGGGTCGGACGCCTTGAGCCACGTCTGCACGTACAGCGCGATGGTGTCTCCGACCATCACCTCTTCGATGAGCTGCTGCCCGGTGACGCGGCTGAGGTCGGTGACGTCGCCGTTGATCGGGAAGTAGCGACGCGGGTCGATGGGGCGAACCGAGATGCGACGGCCAGCGGCCTTGAGCTCGTCGGCCGAGACGAACCAGCACCAGTCGCCCCGGCGCAGCCACTCGGGCACGCCGCTGCGGTAGCGGCTCAGCAGCCGCTCACGAGCGAAGAGCTTGCCGAAGGTGACCTGGGCGAGCGCGATCTGCTCCGGCGTGACCTCGGGAGCCTCCTCGCCGGGGTCGGCCACGGGTTCCATGACCCGGAATCCCCAGTTCTTGCCGACGTAGCGGGCCAGGCTCTTGATGATGGAGCCGGCAGTCGGGACGTAGATGGGCTTCTCGTCCGAGCCGCGCAGCATCAGGCGGTAGCGTGCCGGGTCGTTGTGGAACATGTCGTCGTACAGGTCGTACGAGGACAGCCGCTGTCGGTCGTAGTCGGACTGCCAGCCTCCAGACGCCGCATCTGCGACGACGTAAGGCATGGCCGTGGAGTACGGCGTCTGGAGGTCAGCCATGTTACTTCTTGCCCTTCTTCCGGCTCTTGGAGCGTCGATTCTCCTTGAGTCGCCGATCCTTCTTGGTGCCGGGGTTCGGCTTGCCGCCCATGTCGACCTCCTGGTTATTCCGATTCGTGAGAGGGAGCGGGACTTCTGGCATCTCTGGAGCTCTGGCCAGTAACCCCACCACAGTTCCCGCTCTGTCCCGCTCCCTCAGCTGTCAACTCTACCGTGTTCCTCAGCCCCGAGACATGCTGGCCGAAGAGACACGTGCACGCTTCTTCGGCTTCTCGTGGTGGAAGTACCCGCCCGCGAACCGGCTGAAGGCCTCTGTGCCGTGGTCGTTGGCCTTGACCGGCTTCTCCGGTGACTCGACTCCCGCAGCCACCGCCTCCTCCTTGGTCTCCGGATACCGGTAGTCCAGGAAGTCCGAGATGGTGTTCGTGCACGAGCGGTCGAACCAGAGCTTCGGGAGCTTCTCCGGATGCCCGTCCTCAAGCTCGAACGGCTGCGGCTTGAGCAGCTTCCGGATGAGCTCGATGCGGGTGTTCAGGAGACCACCGGTGTTGCCCTGGATCTTCCATCCGAACTCGTCCGAGAGCTCAGCCGACGCTCCCGGGTCCTCGGGGTCGGGGTACAGCGCCACAGCAGCACGCGCCAGCGCTCGCAGTCGCGGGTCGTCCTTCACGTCGCGGATCATGTCCGACGTGGTGCGCTGTGCCTTGTAGTACTCGGCGATGACGTACACGTCGCCCCAGACCCCGACCTGGATGAACAGGAGCACGTTCGGGTTGGTGTACCCGTAGTCGGCTGCGACGTACAGAGGGCGGCGCGGGTCGTAGTAGCAGTCCACGACATTCACCTCTTCATCGAAGTCCTTGAAGACCCGACCGACGAACTCGGTGAACTCGGCTCCGATCTCCTGCTTGAACTTCTCGGCCGACATGCCCGACGCCAGCGAGATGATCTCAGGGTCGGTCTCGCCTCCGGGGAACAGGATGTTGTTCGACCATGAAGGAGCGCGCACCGACCAGTACTCGGTCTGAGCCGGGTCCTGGCCACGCTTCCACTGTTCGTAGAACCAGTTCTTGCCCTCGGGTGTGCTGGTGAACAGCGCCCAGCCCTTGTAGTCCGCGAGCATGGGTCGAATGTACTTCGGCCAGACGATCGGCTTGATCTTGGCCGCCTCAGCGAAGATCACTCCCTCCAGCGCCTCGCCAACCAGCGTCTTCTCGTTCTTTGACGACTTGGTGTGCACCTGGAAGGCACCGTCGAACAGCGAGATGCTGAGCTGGCCACCGGCTGGCGAGTAGTAGGTTCCCGGCTGGTCGAAGTCCGCACCGAGCCGCTTGAGCGTGTCGTAGAGCACACGGAACTCCTTCTCGGAGTCGTCGTACTCGGGACCCACGATCCAGAACTCTGCGCGTCGGCCGGTGCGGGAGAGGTCTTCGGTCTGCAGCCGCACAGGCATGCGCATAGCCTCGATCGCCAGCTCGTGTCCGCCGAGGTTGGACTTACCCGTGCGTCGTCCGGCGTCAACCGTCCGGAAGCGCGCCTTCTGCTTGCCGAAGCGAGCGGCGTGAACGAGCTTCTGGATACGGTGTGGCGAGTAGCCCTGCTCCTCGAACATCGCTCCGAGCGAGAGCATGGCCTTGGGCTGAGTAGCACCGAGGTCGATGGTGGTCTTGTTCGGGGTCACTTGAACACCTCCGCTCCCAGGATGAACAGCCCGAGCGACGAGGACACCGGCTGTCCGTCCGGCACGATGGGAGCGCTCGCCGAGACCTCAGCCCGCTCCATCTCGGTCGCGGTGTACTCGGCGCACACTGCCCATCCGGTCACATACAGCCCGGTGTACGGCTCCTCCTGGGAGCGGTGGATCGCGGACTCGGCGTTCTTGACCTCGAAGAAGTGCTGGACAGCCCGACCCACTGCCGCTCGTGCCTCGGCTACCGCCTCGCTCTCAGCCATCGTTCTCTCCCAGCATGCGGAACGAGCTGTTGCCGTCCTTGATGAACCGGTGTCCGTAGGCGGCGAGTCCCTCGGCATGGAAGGTGTTCAGCGTCTCCGGATACTCCACGACCGCGTCATGGAACTCCTTGCCGTCGTTGAAGCCGACCTGTCCGATCACGAGCACCCAGCCGACCACCATGGTGTTGTCCGGCTCGCCCTCCTCGTGCTCGTTGCCCCAGTCCTCCATCAGCCTGTGGTGGGCACGGATGTCCTCCTCGAGCTTGGCCACAGAGGCCTTGTACTTCGGGTCGTCGAGAATGCTCTCGCTCGGGCCATCGCTCATCGCTCGTTCCTTCGCTCTTCCCAGCGCTTGGGCGCCATGGTGTGTCCGTTGTTGCCGGCTCCTGCCGACTGTGTCCGACCGATGGGCTCCGCGCTACCCTCGGGTCGGGTGTACCGAATGCGCTTCTCCTCGGCCTTGTCTCGAACCTTGCGGACACCCATGTTCCGCTTCAGGCCGTTCTGCTTACCGGACACGGGACACCAGCCGGAAGGTCGACGGGCTGCACTCGCACCGGGAGTAGACACCGTCCTGGGTGTCGATGTCCTGCTGCCTATGGTTCAGGAACGCGCGGTGGTACCACAGGAGCACGCGCTGTCCGAAGAGCTTCACGCCTCGCCCTCGCCTTCCGGCTCCGGCTCCTGAGCGGGAGTGATCTTGGCGAGGTCAGCCTTGAGCGAGGCGATGGCCGCTGTCGTGATGTCGATGATCGTCTGCTGGTCGCGCACCTGTCGCTCGGCGACCTGCTTGTTCATCTGTGCGCCTTCCAGGTCCTTCTCGTACTTGCTGATACGCTCCTGGATGAGCTGTGCTGCTTCGGTCGTGTCGGTGGTAGCCATGGTCACTTGCCTCCTCGGGGCTGCGGGTTGAAGCGGGGTCGGACGGTCTTGTGCTCAACCTGTCCTGCTGTGCGATCCTCGGGCTCAGCACGCTCCAGCCCAAGCTCCCGGTCGATGGCGTCTGCGGTCTCGCGGAGCAGCGAGGCAACAGCCTGAGCGCCGGTGTCTGAGGCTGCCCAGTTAGTAGCCACGACACCGATCATGGCCTTGCCCTGCTCGTCCTCGGTCAGCCCGATCTGTACCAGCGGCACGGGCACCGTGTTGTCCTGCTCGATGCGGAAGGCGAGCTTGTACTCGACCTCGTTGTTGCTACTCATCGTCTTCCTCCATGTCCAGGTCCATCACCACGTCGGCCACGACATCGGTGAAGTCCTTCTTCTCGACCGTGGCGTGTACCTCGGTCTGCTGTACCACCTTGCCGAAGGTCCGGTCGTAGACCTCCTTGACTGCGGTCATGCGGGCGGCATCGCCAGGAGCCAGGTGTCGGCTGTCGAGGATCTCCTTGTGCGCCTTGAGCGCCTTCGGGAGCATGTTGTTGAGCTCGCCCTGGAACCGGCGCGTGAACTCAGCCCGCATCTCGAGCGCGAACGCACGCGGCACCCACAGCGGTGGACGGCCACGGAAGTCGCCATTTGCATTCTTGAGCTGCATGCGAAGGATCTCCTCGTCATCCAGCTCCTCGATCTTGAGCTCGCCCGAGACAAGCAGCTCTAGGCGTGTCCGCTCGCGCTCAGCCACCACGCGGGTCTTGGTACGGCGACGGCGCACTACTCCATCAGCCATGTCCGACCTCCATGGTGTCGCGAAGCGAATCCGCATTTCCGCTAACAGGGATAATGCCTGCACGGTTGTAAAGGGTGGTCGTCCCGGAGGGTGCGTGAAACACCATCCCCGTGTTCACCCACTCAGGGAAATGTTCGACATCTGCCTCGCTCGGTTCGACCGTGATGTAGTGCGAGTGCCACAGAACGATGCTCATGAGCAGAGCGTTCTCGGGGCTGTTCTGGAACGCGCTGAGCACAGCCTTCACCTCAGCGTCCTCCACGAGGAACTCGCCCACACCGCCGACGTTCGTCAGCCGATACCAGACGATCGAGTCCGCTCCATCGTCGATCTCGAAGCCGAGAGCAACGAACTCCTTCGCCCCACCAGGGCCATGCTCAGCGTACTCGGCGATCGCCCGATCTTCAAGAAGCCGCATCATGCACCTCCGGCCGATCCGGAGGCATCGCGCTCGATCGACGACTTGATGCCCTGATCCGCTCCGAGCGATCCGTCTACCCGCTCGCCTTCGAACTGAGCGGTCTCGTCGATGTAGCCGTTGGTCCGCTCCTGAAGATCAGCCCGACGCGCCTGACGCTCCCGGTAGAGCACCATGTCGAGGTCGTAGGCCTCCTTCTGAGCCGCCGACATCTTGGCGTACTCGATGCCCGTCAGAGCAGCAGCCGGCAGATCGGTCATCGGATCCGCCGAGTAATCGTTCATGCCCGCCTGGCGAAGCAGCCGCGCTCGCTCACCCACCGACGCCGGGATATCCTGCAGCGGCCGAGACGACCCGTCCGGATACCGCTGAGGCACCTCTCCGCCGCCGTACTCCGACCGCCCGCCCTCAGGCAAGTCCGCGTAGCGATCCTTCTTGTTAGCCATGATCAGCCCTCCGATCCAGTCTGAGCAGAGCGCTCAGCACGCTTGGCCAAGTCTACGCCGACGTCCCGCGCGACCTCCTCAACGCCTCGACGCCGAAGCACCTTCAGCTCCGCCGAGAACACATCCGCCAGACGAGAGCGCTGCTCCTCGAGCACAACGGTCTGAGCGCGACGCTTCGCCACAGCGAGCAGCAGCGGATCCAGCTGACCTCCCGACGGATCGCGATACGGCGACTCAGCCAGCTCGTCTCCGGTCGGCCGACCGACGCGGCGATACCGAGTCTTGAACGTCTGCTCGTAAGGCGATGCCTTCGAGAGAGATGTACCAGCCAT